GGGCGGGCGGTATAATCGATCTCTTTATTGTTCATCATGGTTTTGCCCTCCTGTTTTGGTGTTTCGTGATGTGGTTTATCAGATATGTCTTATCTTGATTCTATTATATCAGATATATCTTATATGTCAATACTATTTGAGTAAAAATATAAGATTTTTCTGATTTATTTTTCTGGCACAAAATAGTAAAATTGCACTGTCCATATCTGCACAGTTTTGGACACACTCCACGCCCTCCAGCGTCCTGCACAGTCCCGATCTGCCAGGCGTGGGCGGTTTGTCCTTGTATTTTGGCACGGTCTGCCCTGTTGCCTGTGCTGCGCAGTCGTTCCGGGTGCGCTGGGGCCGGGGCCTCCACCTGGGGGGAATGGGGCCGGAGGCCCGGGTGGGGGTGGTGAGTCCCGTCTCCTCCGACCAAAATAAAAAAGGCACTTTCTTTGCCAACACCCACCCCACCTTCACAAAACGAAACCTATCTGATTGTGCAAGTCTCCAAATTTTCCAAAAAATAAAAAAAGACCCCTCTCCCGGTCTAATCTGTGCTATACTTGACCGTAAGAAAGGGGCATTGTAAAATGGCAAAACTCGTAAAGTGTAAACACTGCGGCGCAAGGATAGCGGCTACCGCTAAAACCTGTCCGCAGTGTGGTGGAGAGAATACACCGCCAAAGCCAGCTTATAAGCGGCTGTGGTTCAAAATCCTTATGGTAATGTTCGTATTGGCTTTTATTATGGATTTGGTAAGCCCTCGTAACAAAACAGATACTGCGGCTAGCTCTGAAAGCGAAAAACCAACATCATCCGTTGCGTCATCTGTAAAGACAGAATCTGAAAATCCGTCTGTTACTTCGGAAGAAGCCGTAAAAGAGAACGGCTCTTTTGTTTTAGTTGATGAAGTTCTTGGCGATTATGGAAAAGAAGAAACGAACAAGAGCGGTTATAAATATATCTGGTACATGGTTCCGGCTGGCACATACCAAGTTGAGAATCGAAACAAAGAAGCTACAGTATTTGTGGTGTCTGATGCAAACTCTGATGATGTGAGCGACGTGCTTAAATTTGAAAAAGCTGGTGAAATGCAGAATGTTACCGTTAAAGACGGTTATCATATCGAACTTTCGATTAGTGCGGAAGTCTTGCTAACACCAGTTGAATAAAGGGAGAAATCTACAATGGCTAAAAGTAAAATGACAACGTGCAAGCACTGTGGAGCAGAGATTGCCGCAAGTGCAAAGGTCTGCCCTCAGTGTGGCGGTAAGAACAAGCCGCCCATCTACAAGCGCTGGTGGTTCATCGCCATCATTGTTTTGATTGTCTTGTCTGCTATTGGTGGCTCTAGCGATAGCGGCAAGAAGGGCTTTGAAGAGGGCTACAAGGACGCTACGTCTAACAAGGCAAGTGCATCCACCGCTTCTTCCGTTGCATCTGTTGTGCCTGAGATCAGCGAGGACGATTACAAGGCAGAGTGCCAGACTGTGGACTATAAGGAACTGTGCCGTTATCCTGAAAAGTATGAAGGGACTAAGATTGTAGTCAAAGTAAAAGTCTCGCAGATTATTGACGCAAACTTCTCCGGCAGCGAGAAAGCATGGAGAACCTACACGGACAACAGCGGATATGGCTTCTATGCTGATGACGAGTATTATATGCTGGATAAGCGTGGCGGCGATGCTGTGAAGATTCTGGACGATGATATTATCACCGTCTATGGTGAGTTCACCGGGCTTGAAAAAATCACCAGAGCATTGACCAGCACCACCGATGAACTGCCCCGCATTGAAGTCAAGTACGCAGACCTCGTAGAGGAATAATCGTATAACATAAAAAAGCCAGCGGATAGATGCTCTCTAACCACTGGCTTTTCTATTTTCGCTTTCTAAATTTTTAGAAAGCGTTACTTATCCGTTTTTGCGGATGCTTGCATAGAGCAGACGGAAAGTTTCACGGCCTTTCGGCGTTACCCTGGTCTGTACGCCACCGTGCTTGTTCTTCTGGTTGCAGTATTCCTTGACCGCAAACAGGCCGTCACCCTTGCCCGCTTTTGGCAGGATGCCCTTGCTCTTGTCACGGTAGATGTAACCGTCAGAAATAAGCATCTTGATGAACAGGCGTTCAGGAATGCGCAGTTCCTTTGCGGTAGAGCGAAAGTTGGTAGACACGTTCCACGCCACGAGGTCGTCAAAGTAGTCTGCCTTTGGCTGCATCTCCTCGTTCTTCTCACAGAGCTGCTTGTTCTGCATCTGTAATGCTGCGCTCTTTTCTTTTTCGGCCTTCATGTTCTGAATCAGACCGATCACGAAGTCCGGGTTGGCAATAGCCGTCTCCAACAGGTTGTCGGTCATGTACATCCCGTTCTTACGGATGGACGGCAATACATCGTGAGTGACCCAGTGCTTGAACCTCTGTGCGCTTTCCAGCTTGCTGCTGAAAATCAGACTGTACAGGCCAGATTCGTTGATGATGGTTGTCTTGCTCTTGTAATTAGAACCATCACCCTGAATCAGGGTAGTGGTTTTATCTTGTTCATCAACGTGTGCTGACAGTGCGTTCTCAGGCTTTGCGTAGCCAAGTGCTACCGCAATGTCCTTGCCAACAAACCAAGGGTCGTCATCAATGAGCATGACACGGATTTCGCCAAACTCGGCGTTGTTGAAGATTTTGATGTTCTCAGACAAAGAAAGTTGCATTAAAAAGCTCCTTTTCACTTGTGAGAGAAGCAATTTTCTGCTATAATAACGGCGAGAGAATGCTTCTCTCAGGGTTTACATGATACGTTCGCTAAAGTTTGCCGACCTGAGCGGACGTATCATTTTTCGTTTTCATCGGTCTCCGGGATGGGATGCACTTCAAAGAATGTGTCACGGATGGCTGCTGCCTGTGCGACCTTGTGTTCGGTACAATAGGCTTTCAGCCACTGGAACTGCCGTTCGGTCAGTGCAACAGTGAACGTGTGATTGTGCCGTTCGAGATAAGGACTGTACATAAACTCACCTCCCTTCATGTGGGTGCAACCAGTATATGCAATATGTTGTGGTTTGTCAATTACGCAAACGCTTAATGTAGTACTGGTATCTGTACAAAATCAAAAAGTTTGTAGATTTGCACAAAATTTAGCTGTTGTTTTTGGCAGCTCCCGCTTCGTACCCTGCCCGGTAGTTCAGTTCGGACAGCTTGCCTAGCGCTTCTGCATACTCCCTGTCCTCGCTGGTCGGCTCTTTGCCGTGTACGAGGGTTTTCAGAAATTCTTCGGTTGTCGTGGGAAAATTCATGTTTTTTGCTCCTAACTCTTGCGGAGAGCAGCCCTTTTTGGTATAATAGATTCCGAAAAGGGAGACTGCCCCCTTGGTGGTTGCAGGTTCTCGTTTCGTGATGTGGATAAGCTATCAGCGTGACCGTCCAAAGTACTCGCTGGTAGCTTATTTTTTATGCCTTGATGTTCTCAACATAGGATGCCACCCACTCGATACCCATGCGGATAACATCGACCTTTGAGATACCCAATGCCTTTGCGCTGCTCTCCATGCTTGCGATCTGGCTCTCAGTGAGTCGGGTGCTTATCATGCGCAGCTTATCACGTTCCGAGGTTTCTGCTCGTCTTACCAAGCCTATCACCTCGCTTTCGCTGGAACAAGTATAAAGCGTGAAAATATGCTTGTCAAGACCCAAAGTTTTACGGAAATGAAGTTTGGGAGAATTACTCCTTATTATAGAAAATTTTCTACCTGATTGTGATTAACTAAGTAAACGCCCTTATACTACTCTAGTATGTATTTATACATACTAGAGTATATTTATATATAATATAAAGGGCATTAGATGGAAAAACTTGGAAATATCAGAAATGTCTTGATTTTATAGGGTTCATCTGATATAATGGCATCAAGAAAGAGAGGGCGCAAAAATGAAAGCAGGAGAAGCAGTAAAAGAAGTTATGAGAAAAGAGGACATAAAGCAAGCGGAGCTTTGTAGTAGGCTTAAAATTAAACAGCCAACTTTAAGCGAACGTCTTTCTCAAAAAAATATTAGCGTTAATAAGCTAAACGAAATGCTGAATATGATGGGCTATAAAATTGTAGTTGTCCCTCGTGATGCACAGTTCAAAAATTGCGAAGGCATAGACATAGAGTAAAGGACGGTGAACCTGAATGATTTACGGTTATGCTCGCGTCAGTTCCGCTGGACAGGCGATTGACGGCAACAGCCTTGAATCGCAAGAGGAAGCTCTTAAAGCTGCTGGAGCAACTAAGATTTTCAAAGAAGTCTATACCGGGACAAAGATGGAACGCAAAGAACTGGACAAACTGGAAGCGGAAGTCCAGAGCGGCGATACAATCGTTGTAACGAAGCTAGATCGTGTCGCCAGAAGCCTTGTCGGTGGGTATGAACTGATTGATTCATGGATTGAAAAAGGAATCCGGGTGAACGTGCTGAATCTTGGCGTGATGGACAACACCCCTGCTAGTAGGGCTATGAGAGGTATGTTCCTTGTATTTGCCCAGTTTGAGCGTGACATGATTGTTGAGCGCACCAGAGAGGGTAAGAAGATTGCCAGTCAGCGTCCCGATTACAGGGAAGGCCGCAAGCCCACCGAGTACGACCGCAACCTCTTTGATATTCTGCACGAACAGGTGGAAAAACGTCTGCTGACCGTCACCGATGCTGCAAAGCAGCTTGGTGTGACCCGCCAGACATGGTATCGGATTGCTGAACAGAACAGGTGAAAGTATGGCTAGAAAACTTTACGCAGTGACAAGCGGTGAATACGAGGATTATCACATCATTACTCTGACCGAGAGCCGTAGACGTGCGGATAAAATCGCAGAGATGTACGATGCCGATATTGAAGAATACGAGGATAACGAAGAGTTGACGGCAAAACCACTCACTTATACGGTTTATGCCTATGGTGGTGCAGATTGCTGTGAATCGCATTTAGATAACGTTGAGAAAAATGTTATTATTGGTCACGGGCACGGGTTCGCTTATGTCGATGCGTGGTCTAAGCAAGATGCAGAGCGGAAAGCTGATGTTATTTTCAAGGAAGTCCGTGAAAAAATGGAAGCTGAACGCAAGGCGAAAGAAGAAGCATGGAATATTCCTACATGGATTGCCAAACGAGAAAACAAAAAAATCTATGTCATTCCAACAGATAGCAAAACAAACGCAAGCGGGGTGATGTTTGGATGCATGGCATTTGTTAAGGCTCCTACAATAGAAGAAGCCATGAAGATTGCAACGTCTATGTTTGCTGATTATGACGCAAACCGTGCGAAAGCATAGAAGTGACATTGTTCGCAACCTAGAATAAAACCGAATGAGAAAGGGAAAACAGCATGAAACCCGTAAAATTGTCAGAACAGAGCTTGAAGCTCATTGAAACGTTGTGCGATTACACCGACAAGCCCGACATTCTCAATTCCATTGCAGACGCTTTGTACTACGATGCAGACGAGTTGAAGCGCAGGCTAAACCAGCTTGCAGAAGAGGTCAAATAAATCGTACCTTCCATCCGTTAAAACGAATTTTAGCAAATAATTTTCCGAAAACAGCATTATAAAACCGAATATTTGATTTTTGTGCAGTTGTAGGCACTCTTTACATTTTCAGGTAGGGGGTGCCTATTTTTTATGCAGCCAAAACAGTGCATTGCCATTATCGACAGCATCAAAGCGTATGCAAAGCAGAATCCGACAGAAGCAGAGGTCTATGAGGACTGGTTTCAGGCGGTCGTCAACCTAAGGGACGCTCTTCCGCAAGACAAGAGGTTTGATGCCTACAAATACTCCGGCGAGCTGCGCTCTGTCTGCGCAGCCATGATGGCCAAGATGAAAACAGGCGAGGACGTGGCGAAGGTCTATGACATTATCGGTCGGACGTATTTGTTTGAAGCAAAGGATGTGTTCGACAGCTATTGCATCTATCTTGAATGGAATCGTGCGCCGGAGAAGAAATTCTATCAGCCACGAAGAAAGGTGCTTTTGACGCTGGTTCGTGACCTAGAGGACTTGTTTTTCCATCGTGTAGAATTTCTGGGAGTAAGCCAACCTCCGAGAACTGGGAAAAGTACGCTCTGTATATTCTTTATCACATGGCTTATGGGCAACCGCCCTGACGTTGCATCGGTTATGAGCGGGCATTCTGACAAGCTGACCAACGGCTTCTACGGCGAAGTGCTGTCTATTATCACTGACCCTGTGACCTACAACTGGGGCAAAATCTTCCCTGACGTTCAGCTTGTGGATAAGAGTGCAAAGGACGAAAGCGTTGACCTAAACCGCAAAAAGCGATTCCCAACCTTAACTTGCCGCTCCATTGGTGGCACTCTGACTGGCGCTGTTGAAATCGGCGAAGGTGGCGTTCTGTACAGCGATGACTTGATCGAGGACTTGGAGGAAAGCCTGAATGTTGAGCGCCTGAACAACAAGTATGATGCCTATCTAAACCAGCTGAAAGACCGTAAAAAGCAAGGTGCATTGGAGCTGATGGTCGGTACACGCTGGAACGTGCTTGACCCTCTGGGACGCATCCAAAACCAGTATGCAGACAATCCGAAGTACAGATTCCGGGTGATTCCTGCGGTGGACGAGAACGGACACAGCAACTTCAACTATGACTATGGCGTCGGATTTGACGATGCCTACTACGCCGACATGAAAGCCAGTATTGACGATGCAACATGGTGGGCGAAGTACATGGGTAAGCCTTATGTGCGTGAAGGTCTGCTCTTCCCTGCCGATGAACTTCGGTATTTTAACGGCGTTTTGCCTGACGGTGAGTCTGATCGCAAGCTCATGGTCATGGATATTGCATGGGGTGGCGGTGACTTTACCGCCTGTCCTATTGCTTATGTGTACGGCGATGCCGTGTTCATCCCTGATCTTGTGTTCAATAATGGCGATAAGACCGTGACTAGACCGGAAGTCGTGGGCAAAATTATCCAGCATAAAATCAATGTGGTGCGCGGAGAAGCAAACAACGGCGGCGATGAATACTGTGACGTGGTGGACAGCCAGCTCCGGCAGCAGGGCTATCACTGTTCTGTCCGCAGCCAGCGTGCGCCAAGTGGTCAAAGCAAGCTATCGAGAATCATCCAGTATGCGCCGGATATCAAACGGTTTTATTTCCTTGATGAAAAGCACCAGTCGAAAGAGTACAAAGCGTTCATGGAGCAGGTGACGATGTTCACGCAGCTTGGCAAAGTTCCGCACGATGATGCACCGGATAGTCTGGCACAGCTTGCCGATGAATTGTATAACGGAATCAGTAAAATTGAGCCTGTCAAGAGGCCATTTTAATAATTCCCCTAAATAGCCGGGTGCGTAGGCATTAAAATTTGATTTGCCTATTGACATGGCTTACAATAGTACTAGGAAGATTTGCAGCTTCCTCTAGGTATTGCATTGACGTGGTTTTAGTCATTTTTACTCGTCAGTTTGTTGCATTACCTTCCTTTCTTGCTCACCCACGACAGCTGCCTTTCTCTGTCGTGGGGATTATATGTTGCGTTTCCGAGTGGACGGAACGTTGTTTGTACTCCCCCAACTGACACGAAGCGGTTCAAACCCGCTACGCAGCACAACTATCCTCTTGCTTTGCATGGGATTTCTCTTTTGACACCTCACCGCTATTCCCGGCTCTCGATGTAAAAGGCTTTTTTGAATTTTCTCCTTTTGCAAAGAGCAGCGGTTAACCAATCAAGCCGGGTTTCTATCGCGGAGTGGAGCAGTCAGGTAGCTCGCTTGGTTACCAAGAGGTCGCTGGTTCAAATCCGGCTTCCGCGTCCGAATCGCAGCCCGAACCATTGCCTGTCCGGCAAACATAAAGACTGCGAAGGTTTTCCGGGGCGGAAAATAGCACGGCTGGAAGTGCGAACAGTTTCCCAGTAGCTTCCGACAGGTCTGTGCTCAACAGCCTGTTTCCAGAAATCCAACGAAAGGAGCGACCATGCTAGTTAGAATCTGTTGCCCTTGTATCAGGCAAAACCCAATCTATAAGAACGTCCGCTGCAATCGCTATCTTGGCGAAGTGGACGGACGATACCATTTCAAGTGTGACAGATGCAAGGGCGTTATCGAAGGAGACACAAGGGAAGGATGGGTTAAAATAATTCATTCTCCTGAAAGGTAAAAAGGACAACGTTATGTGTGTATTAGAAGAAAATATAATTGCTCTTTTTGAAAGCGGCAAGATTAGTTCTCTTGATTTAGAAAACGCAAAAAAGTTTTGTAGTAGTTCAAAAATTGGAGAATATAAATGTTGCGTAAAAACTCGATATGGGTTTTGCTGCGATTTGTGTCTTGAAGATGAATTATTGAGTTTAAAATCAAAGGGAGTTAATACAATAAATTCTTGTTGTGGACACGGGAATTTGGCTCTTGCATCAATTTTAACCGCTGGGGAAAACAGCAAAAATAAAATGCTTTCTTTGGGGTATATTCATGTAAAAGATATATCTGAAAGAATTTCTCAGTGGAAGCCTAGATCGATTTTTATATATCAAAAATAAGTTTAAGGCGCACTTTTGGCGCAGTGAGATAGACCTTAACAGGTTTGTCTTGCTGCGCTTTTTATTTTGTCAGGAAGGAGGAACACATGGCTGAGCATCAGATGGTCGTTGGCGGCTTTTTGAATAATCCGCTGACCGGACGCAGACCGATTGAAACGCCGGAGACGGAAATCAATCGGGAGAATGTACTGAAAGTGGTAATGGGTAAGGCAGAGCCTATCCATCTACTGAACAAGAATGAGATTCGCTTCTTGCACAACTACTACTTGGGCAGTCAGCCTGTTCTCCTCCGCACGAAGGAATACCACTCTGAAATCACCAATCGCATTGTAGAGAACCACGCCAATGAGTGCGTGGGCTTCTACACAGGCTATATGAGCGGTACGCCGTGCTCTTATGTGCGGTCTGAAACGGCAACAGGTGACGGCGAGGAAATTGCCCGCTTGTCCAACGCCTTGCAGTATGAGGGCAAGGATTCGCTTGATCGGCGGCTCTGGCAGTGGATGTTGGAGTGCGGACAGGGATACCGCATCGTTCTTCCTGACAAGGGGTACAACGGCAACTACCCGGACGAAACGCCCCTGCTGGTGGATGTTCCCGACCCGGATATGGCGTATGTGATTTACAACTCCGGCATCGGGCATAAGCCCATCGCCAACGTGCTGCACATCCCCCGCAATTATCAGAATGACCTGAACGACCTGATTTGTGTGTATACGCCAAACCAGTACTTTGAAATCGACAATGGCAAGGTCACAAAATCAGAGAACCACTCTCTGGGAATGTTGCCGATGGTCGAATACAAGCTCAACCCTGAGCGCATGGGTCTGTTTGAACCGGCTATTCCTGTTCTGGATGCTATTAACGACCTTGAAAGCAACCGTCTGGATGGCGTGGCGCAGTTCATCCAGTCCATCATGGTGTTCACGAACTGCCTTGTGGATGATAACGCACTGAAACAGGTCAAAGAACTTGGGGCAATGTGCTTGAAATCTACAACCAGCTTGCCCGCCTCCGTTTCGCAGATTGCGAATGAGCTTGACCAGCAGCAGAGCCAGACCTTGCTTGATTCCATGTTGAACGTGTACCGCAGCCTGACTGCCATGCCTAGTGCAACTGGTAGCGAGAATGCAACGTCCGACAACGTGGGCGCAGTTATCGTCCGCAACGGCTGGAATCACACCGAAGCAAGGGCACAGCAGTACGAGAATATGTTCAAGTTCTCGGAACGCCAGAGCCTGTCTGTGATGCTGAAAATCCTGCGTGATACGGCTGGTTCTAAGCTGATGGCAAGTGACATCAACATCAAACTGCCGCGCCGTCAGTACGATAACCAGCAAAGCAAGGTTCAGATTTTTGCGCAGATGCTTGGTCAGAGCATTGACCCGCAGTTGGCGTTCACAACGCCCGGTCTGTTTCCTGACCCGCAGGCTGCTTACGAAATGAGCAAGCCCTTCCTGATTGCCGCTGGCAAGCTGGGTGAGGATGGCAAAGCTCCGAAACCGCAAATTGAAAAGCCAAAACAGGATGTTCCCGACATAAATGTCGGTAGCACGGAAACGGAAACAGAGGGTGAATAACCCTTTGCATATTCCGGCAGGGAAGCCGGGATACAAATTTCGCAGCGTTGCAGGGAAGCAACGGTAAAAAAACGCAGGAGGAAATTAACGATATGAAACTCAATGTGTTGCTTGGTGATGCCTACAAAGAGGGCATGACCGCCGATGAAATCATTTCTGCGCTGGAAAAGGTTGCAGACCCTAACGCAGAGGTCGAGAAGCTGCGCAACGCCGTGACAAAAGCCAACGGCGAAGCTGCCGAGTATAAGAAGCAGCTCAAAGCAAAGCGTACCGATGACGAGAACGCCGCACAGGAACAGGCTGACAAGCTGGCAGAAATGCAGAAACAGATTGAAGCCCTGACTGCCGACAAGGAAAACCTCGTCAAGGAAAAAACCCTTGCATCTTACCGTGAAAAGTTCGTTGCGCAGGGTTATGACGCTGAACTGGCTGGAAAGGCTGCATCTGCACTGGCTGACGGCGACATGGACAAGGTGTTTAAGTTCCAGTCGGAGTTTATGACCGCCCACGATACCGCATACAAGGCTTCTCTGCTGAAGGATATGCCCACGCCTCCGGGTGCGGATGGCAAGGGCGGCTCTGACAGCGAGGGCGTTGCTTTTGCTAAGAGCCTTGCACAGCAGAACGCAAATACTTCTAAGGCATCGAGTGACGCAATGAGTGCTTTCCATTAACAAGGAGGAAAACATGAAGTTTACCCGAAACACGGTCAACGGAATCAACGATACCATCCTTGCTTCCAATGACTACACTGCCATTCCCTTTACCGTGACCGAAACTACTGCGGTTAAGGCTGGCTATCCCATGACGCTGGCTGGCAAGAAAGCTGTTGCTGCTGGCGAAACTGGTTCTAAGACCATCAACGCTGACGGCATCCTGCTGTATGATGTTGACCCGGTAGAGAACCCCAACGCTGCCCTGCTGATTCGTGGCGTTATCGACACTAAGAAGGCAGCAGCAAGTTCCAGCTTCACCTTTGACGCTGACGCAATCAAGGCACTCAAGACCGCCGTTCCCGGCATCTTCTGCCGTGACAACATCAGCGTGAACGCTTAATAGGAGGTAAAACAACATGGCACTGAATCTTAAGGAAATCTTTGCCCCGGCTGCGATTGCCGCCTATTGGACGAACGACCCCACCAATGCGATGCCTTTCGCATCTGACGCACTGTTCCCCGCTCAGAAAAAGGCTGGTCTTGACCTGAAGTGGATTCGCGGCCACAAGGGCGTTGGCGTGTCTCTGATGCCCAGCGCATTTGACGCAAAGGCTACGTTCCGCACCCGTGAGGGCTTTAAGTTCGATGAGACCGAGATGCCGTTCTTCCGTGAGGGCTACCATCTTGGCGAGAAAGACCGTCAGGAAATCCTGCGTGTTCTGGACAGCAACGACCCCTATGCCCGTGACGTTGTGAAGCGCATTTATGACGATGTAAGCGATCTCGTCACCGGCGCACGCATCGTGCCTGAACGTATGATTTGGCAGTTGCTGGCTCCTGCAAATGGTACTCCCGGCATCACCATCAAGGCAAACGGTGTGAACTACACTTACAATTACGACCCTGATGGAACGTGGAAAAAGAGCAATTACAAGGCACTGACAACTTCCGCAAAGTGGGACACTCCCGCTTCTGCTACGCCTATTGCTGACCTGATTGCTGCGGCCGATGCTGTCAATGATGCAACTGGTGAAGAAGTCACTCGTGTCTTTATGAACAAGGCTACGCTCGCGAAGATGATTGCTGCTGATGAAGTAAAGAACCGATTCCTTACCATCAACAATCGAACCACTTCCGTTCTCACCGCGAATGAAGCAAAGGAAGTTGTTCGTCAGGCAACTGGCCTTGAGATTTTCACCTACAACAAGAAGTATCGTCCTGAAGGCGGTGGTGACACCGCAAAATATCTTCCTGACGGTTATGTTGTTCTGGCTCCTGATGGCAAACTCGGTACGACTTGGTATGGCACTACCCCCGAGGAAGCCGATCTGATGTCCGGTCAGTCCGGTGCATCCGTGTCCATTGTGAACACCGGCGTTGCCATTACCACCGAGTTGACCGTGCATCCTGTCAACACTAACATCTATGCTTCTGAAATCGTCCTGCCGTCCTTTGAGCGCATGGACGCTGTGTACTGCATCAAGGCTTACTAAGGCGAAAGGAGGAAAGCAGCATGGGAGACCAGTATTCTGAAGCGGCAGTCAAGCTGGGGCAGTACATCGCCCCGGCACTTGACCGTGAAATCACGGACGAGGACTACCCACTCTTCGACCTGCTGCTTGATTTTGCCAAAGACAAGATATTTGCACAGGGCTACCCATTCGGCAACAGACCGGACGAGCTGCCTTTGCAGTATCAGTCGTTGCAGATACGCATTGCAGCGGAATTGTACAACCACATCGGCGCAAACGGACAGACGAGCTATACCAATAATGGCATTACTCGTGTGTGGGAATCGTCCGATGTGGCGCAGTCCCTGCTTAACGAAGTAGTTCCGAGAGTAGGTGTTATCGGCTGATGTTCAATGGAAGCCCTCTGGACAAGCGCCCGCTTTGGTATTCAAATCCCATCGGCGAGAAAAAACCTGTTGTGGACGAGTGGGGCAACGAAACCGGCGAAACATCGCAGACGTGGAGTGACCCTGCAAAGCTGATGCTGAACGTCAGCCCGCCTACTGGTTCTGCGGAAGCAAGCCCTTTTGGGGCGTTCACGGATTACAGCTATGTGGTCAGCTCGTCCAGCAAAAAGCATAACACTCCACTTTATGAGGGTACGCACGTTTGGTTTCAGACGGACGTTTCAAAGCCCTTTAACTACATTGTGGTCAAAGTCGCAGAGCATATCACGGACACGCTGTATGCGCTGAAAGAGGTGGCTGCAAGTGAAAATTAAAGTGAGGTTGAGCGATGCCGGACTTCGTGATGCGGAACGTCAGATACAGGAGTACAAGACCACCCTGAATCAAAAGGCGCAGGAGTTTGCGCGGGCGTTGGCTCAAAAAGGCATTGACGTTGCAACAGTGAAGTTTGCTAACGCACAGTACGCTGGCGACAATGATGTTACGGTTGAGCACGACCCTGTACAGACACCTAATGGCTTTGCGATTGTAGCTCACGGGAAAGCGGTTGCGTTCATTGAGTTTGGCACTGGCGTTTCTCATTCCGCTTATGGCGGCGAACTCCCTGATGGTGTTGGCGAACACGGAACATACGGCAAAGGGAACGGACAGCACAAGCGTTGGTACTACTACGGCGAATCTGGCAACGCTGGAACGCCTGTTAAGCAGGTCGATGGCAAAGGTCAGTTGAACTACACCAGCGGTAACGAACCAGCTATGGCTATGTGGGGAGCTGTTGAAGAAATGGCTTCTCAGGTAGAAGCAACGTGGAGGGAGGTTTGGAATAGTTGATTGATTATTTCAATTCTATTTTCACGGTTGTTGCTAAGGAACTGCGAAAGCAAGTACCCGGCATCTTCGTCACTGGCGAAATCAATGACAGTAACGTCAAGAAGTTTCCGTGTGTGCAGATAGAGGAAAATAGCAATCTCCCGGTTCATCGGGATTCTGCAAACCGAAGCAAGTATGCTGCCGTTTCCCTGCGTGTGCGTGTCTATTCCAATAAAACCAGCGGACGCATTGCAGAAGCCCGCTTCATTGTGGACATCGTGGATTCTGTATTGGAACCGCTCAATTTTTATCGAAAATCGTTTGCCCCGTTGAATGGGCTGTACAACAATTCCGTCTATCGGATTGATTGCAGCTATGGGGCAACAATCGGAGAGGACGGAATGATTTACCGAAACTAAGGAGGTAAACATTCTATGAGTACTGCTATCTCCGGTCTGAATACCACCCTGTATTGTGGCGACAGCGCAACCGCCCTGACGAAGCTGTGCGACATCAAGGATGTGCCCGACCTGATCTCCGAGCCGAACCTTCTGGATGCCACCACTCTGTCTGACCCCATGCAGGTCAACATTTTTGGCATCATCCAGAGCGACACCAAGTCCTTTACTGCCAACTACAACAAGACTGACTATAAGAAGGTCAAGGAAGCTGGCTACGATGAGACTTCCGAAAGCAATGCCGTCAAGTACTACGCACTGAAAATGCAGGACGGCTCCGGCTTTTCTTGGCAGGGTATGCACCAGGTTGGTTTGTCTGGCTTTGGCGTTGACGAGGTCGTGGAAATGACCATCAATTGTATCTTCACCAAGAAGCCTGAGTTCAGCGAAACTCTGACTATCACTGGCGGCTAAACCAAAAAAACAAATCAATCAAACCGGGCAGAACTGAACATCGGATTTGGTTCTGCCCCTATTTATAAAGGAGAGCATTTATTATGGCTGCAAAAGTTATCAATTTTCATTCCCCCGATGGCAAGAACACTTACGAGCTGACTTTCACCCGTGACAGCGTGGAAGCTACCGAACGTGCAGGCTTTCAGATTGGCCAGTACACCCAGATGACTAATCTGCTGTCCAACTCCCGCGCCCTGTTCTACGGCGCGTTTATCGCCCGGAATCGTGGCATCAAGCGTAAAGTCGTGGACGAAATGTTTGCCCACATCGACGAGAAGGAAGAGCTGATGGCTGCGCTGCTTGAGATGTTCATGGACGCTTCCAAGTCTCTGCTGGCAACTGATACTGAGGACAAGACCGCAAAAAACGCAACGTGGGAGATTGTGTAACCGCACAATCTCAGAAACCAGACGGAGAGGGAGAGCCGTTCTCCTTCTCCAAGCTGTTCCACGATGTAGAAGCCTATTACATCTCCATCGGTATGACCTACGAGCAGTTCTGGCACGGCGATGTCTGGCTGGCTAAGGTATACCGTGACGCAGAGGAGCTGCGAGAACGCAGAGCCAATGCAGAAGCATGGAGAAACGGTTTTTACATGGCATCCGCGCTTTCCTCTACGGTTGGCAATATGTTCCGAAAGAAAGGGTCTAGGCCCATCAAGTACATGGATAGACCGATTCCCCTTACGCAAAAGGAGAAGGAAGAGTATGAATACCAACGTGCTGCGGAAGCACAGGAGCGAATCAAACGTATGATGTTCTCCATGATGGAGCAAAAGGATGGTGGTAGTGATGGCTGATGTTGATATTACAAGCTTATCCGTAGAAATTTCTGCGGAATCGCAGGGCGCAGAGCTTAATATCGACAAGCTCGCTACCGCCATTTCTAATTTGCGTACAAAGGGCAACGTGGCAAAGGTTTGCAGTAGTCTTGATAAGTTATCTGCTTCTATTTCCGCTCTTAAATCCGCATCTACTGGGCTGGACGGTCTTAGCAAAATCACGTCTTTTATGAACGGTCTTGCTAATGTAGACCTTACTCAAAGCGCAAAAGGAATCCGCTCTGTTGCTAATGCTTTGAACAAAATTTCGTCCGTCAATCTTGCAAACACGGATTTTTCCGGGCTTGGCAGTAAGATGAACAGCTTGAAGAACGGCCTTTCCCCTATTTCTTCTATTAGCGATTCTTCCATTAAGAGTTTGCGTAGCGTAAGCAGTGCAATCAATTCCATTGCTAAAATCCCAAGCATTACAAAGAAGCTGGACTCTAAAACGCTTGATGATTTTGCGGAAGTTTGTAAGAAAGTTGCATCCGCTATTTCTCCACTCGCTTCCAAGCTGGACAAGGTAGGACGCTCTTTTTCTTCGCTTCCATCTAAAATTAAAAGTGCTGTCAATTCTACAACCAACTTTTCTTCGGCAAACCAGAAAGCAAGTGCTAGTCTTTCAAGCTTGGAAAACCAGTTAGAAACCATCAAGAAACGTGCAGCACAGCTAGTTTCTCTGAAAGCTATCGCCACTTATCTTGCCAATGCCGTTACTAAGTTCAATGACTTTTATGAAGCAACAGACTTGTTCAATAACGCAATGGGCGAGTTAAGCGGTCAAGCAACAGAGCTTATCAATAAGATGGAGTCTCTGCTTGGCATCGACCCGACAGAAGCAATGACAAACATTGCCACGATCCAAAGCCTTGCAACTTCGTTCGGTCTGGCAAGCGATAAAGCGTATATCTTATCCAAGAACCTGACCCAACTTGCCTATGACGAATCGTCCTATTGGAATAAAGATACTGCTACTACCTTTACCGCAATTGCTTCTGCTATCTCTGGAGAACTTGAGCCTATTCGCCGTTTGGGCGTTGATCTGTCTCAGGCACGGTTACAGCAGGAACTTCTTGCTTTGGGATTTAACAAACAGGTTTCTAGTTTGTCTCAGGCAGATAAGGCAGTTCTGCGTTACATTGCCATTATGAAGCAGACTGCCAATGTGCAGGGCAACCTTGCACAGACCATTAGTAGCCCCGCCAATATGGTACGCATTTTGAAGTCTGAAATTTCGCAGCTTGCAAAGGCTGTTGGCCAGCTTCTTTATCCCGCATTTAAGGCGATTCTCCCCGTTCTGATTGCGGCAGTTGACCTTATCAAAGAATTTGTGGTCTCTCTTGCATCTGTGTTCGGACAGAAAATTGAATTTACCGATTTTAGCAAGACACAGAAAGATATTGGTGGCGTGGCCAACGCTATGGATGACACCGCCGATGCTACAAAATCGGCAGCAAAAGCAGCCAAAGACTATACGATGGGTTTTGATGAATTAAACATTATCGACCCTTCACAAAACTCTGGTTCTTCCGGTTCTGGTGGCGGCGCTACTGGTAATCTGCTCGGTGATGTTGACCTTTCCCAGTATGATATGTTCAAAGATTATGCTGGAAGCGCTGTTGATGAGATTAAGGCAAAATTAAAATCTCTCGATTCTTTTCAAATCGGAACCCAAATTGGTGAACAGCTAAATAAACTTATGGGCATGATTTATGATGCCATCCATTCTGTTGATTGGGCCTCTCTTGGAGCGGTTTTTGCAGATGGTATTAACGGGCTCGTGGATTCTGTAGACTGGGATTTATTTGGCCGATTACTTGCAGACCGATTCATTATCGAGTTTGAGCTTCTTGGCGGCTTTTTGTCTCGGCTTGACTGGACATCTGTATTAAATGCCTTTATTGATGGTTTTTCTGGATTCTTTCACGAACTTTCAGATTGGATAGCAACAGTAGATTGGACTGGGGTTGGGAAGCAATTAACTGATAAGCTTTCCGATGCTTTCCAAAATGTTGAGATTGAAAAGCTTGCAAGAGTTCTTTTTAACTTTATCACTGATAGCATTAACGCTGTTGCTGATTTCTTGGCTGGCACAGACTCTTACCAGCTCGGTCAAGACCTTGTTGACTTTGCTATTAGAGCCGTTACTTCTGTAGATTGGGCCGGGCTAGCTCAAGCCATCGGTCGTTTCTTTGGCGAAGCGTTTATTGAAGCGCTCGACTTTATGGGTGGTTTGGTTTCTCGAATCGCCGATTATTTTGAAAAGAAAGTAGCAGAGGGGCCGTTCGATAATGTTGGCCTGAATATCGTCTACGGTATTTATTACGGCATTCAAGACGCAATCACGAATGTTGCTTCTTGGATTGTTGAAAATGTGTTCAATCCATTTATCAACGGCTTTAAGTCTGCCTTTGGAATAAATTCCCCATCTACCGTAATGGCCGAACAAGGCGGATACATTATCGCCGGATTGAAGAAAGGCATCACTGACGCTATCTCTAGCGTAACTGAAACTGCGAAGAAAATTCTTTCTGCAATCAAGGAAGCATTTGACAATTTTAGCCTTTTTGATATTGGCAAGAATCTGATTCAAGGTCTTGTTGATGGCGTGAACAACATGATTGAAACGGCCAAAAATGCTGTTGCAAATGTTGGAAACGCAGTTATCGACAAGGTTAAGAACGTTCTCGGCATCCACTCCCCTTCTACGGTGTTTGCAGAGATTGGCGGTTACATTGACCAGGGCCTTGCAAACGGTATTGCTGCGGCTGCCCCCTACGTCACCGCTGCTATGCAGGGCGTTGTAAACGCTGTGCAGGAGAAGGGACAGGCATTGATTGATGCTGGCTCTACTCAGGCTACCAACTACGTTACCGGGTTCTTGAACGGTCTGGATACCCAGTGGCAGCGTATCGATCAGAGCTTGCAATCTGATTTCTTTGGTAGCATCGGCACTCTGTGGGATGCGATTTCTAACGGAGACCTTGAAAAGCTCGGCACATGGGCGGCTTCCTATTTCTATCATGCAATGGATGATGAGCAGCGAAAGCAAATCAAGTCCATTGCCAATAACAGTTTGCAGTGGCTGACGCAGGGTTTGAGCAGTGTTTGGAACAACATTGCCGGTATGGCTTCTAGCTTTATCAGTCAGTTTGTCCCTTCTGCTATGGCTGCAACGTCTGCTCAGACAAGTTTGAATATTGCAATGGACGCTAACCCTGTCATGCTGGTTATTTCCCTGATTGGTATGCTGGTTGGTGCTCTTGTCAATTTCGCCAATAAGAACAAGAGCATCGCTTCGTTCCTGTCTAATCTTTGGTATGGAATCGGAGATTTCTTCTCGATTGTTTTTGAAGGAATTCTCCGCGTTTTAGGAACGGCGATTCAAGGCATCGTTGCCGGAATAAACACTTTAATTGATGCACGCAATTTCTTTAATCCTTGGGATAAATGGGGGCATATCAGCAACCCTCTTTATGATTGGGCTGACAATGTTGCGAGTAGCCGCGCGGAAAGCCAGCGCAAACGTCAAGAAGCGGCCAATAGTGGCTTTGACGATTCCAAAGACCCAACTAACTACGAACAGCAGTACAAGGAACTGCAAGAAAAGTACAAAAATGGTTCTTACCCAGGAACAAAAGAATGGGACAAGAACAACGGAACATCTTCTGGCTCTTACGGGAGCACCACCAGCGTAAACGTCAACATTAACGAAGAGGAAATGCGTGAATCTGTCTACAATGGCACTTACAACGCATTCCTCGACATCTTCCAGCGGTATGGTGACGAACTGACCGGTGGCAAGGAACTCAAAATTTACCTTGACGGAAAGCAGATTACAGCATCTGTTGAGAAACGGCAGAACGCCCGTGGACAGTCTTTGATGGGCAGTGAAGTTTACAGCTACTAAGGAGGTGGCGGTTTATGGCAATTCCAGCACTGGTAACGGTAAATGGCGTAGAGCTGCCAGAGCCGAGCTCCTATGAAGCGACAACTAGTACCATTGTAGATTCTGGACGAAACGTTCAAGGCAAAGTAGTCGGCTCTGTTGTGCGGCATGATGTAGCGAAAATTTCCGTAAAATGGAACTATCTTACTGCCGAACAATGGGCCGCCGCCATTGGCCCCTTTACAAGTAAGTTTTATTGTTCCGTCCGATTCTTGAATCAGACAACGAATGCGTATGAAACAAGGCAAATGTACGTTTCTGACCGAACGGCTGGCATGTGGCGAAGAAGCCCAACAACAGGCAGGGTTATGGGATGGACTGGATGCGCACTAGCACTTGTGGAGGTGTAGCTTATGGTACAACCTTCTCAGAAGTGGATTGAAAAGTTTTCCGAAACGCTTGTACCGGAGATGTTTGTACGCATCACCTATGGCGTTACGGAACCGGGCCTGCAAGAAGATGCGATTCCTAGCACAAACGGCGAAACATTCTTCAGCAATGTATCCTCTATCGTTGACAGTAAGTCGCAGACTTACACAAGATATTCTACCGGTGAATTGAATTTCACTGTTTTGGACGGCAATTATACCTTGCCCGACAGAAACGTGGAATCGCAAGAAGCTGGTTATGTTAGTGAAAATTGTGTTTCTATTTCAAACCACCCGATTATTACGCTCTCGTTCAGCAAAGTTCATACCGTGACGATTCCTGGCATTACCATTACATGGTCGCCAACGTTCAATGAATGGCCGACAAGTTTCAAGCTGACTGCTTATTCTGGAAGCACAGTCGTGTCCACAAAAACAGTGTCGGATAATTCCTCTATCACCACTGACATTGACTGGGAGATTACAAACTATGATTCTATTTCCATTCAAATCTTGTCGTGGTGCTTGGAAAACCGTCGCGCAAGGGTTGAGCAAGTAAATCTGGGCCAGTTCATTGTATTTGAGAAGAAAGATATTTTTTCGTACAAGCACAATTCCGCAAGAGACCCGATCAGCGGACAACTTCCGAATGACAGCATTACTTTTACGGTGGATAACAGCACACAGAAGTGGAATCCAATAAACCCAAAAGGCCTTTACAAATACCTATACGAGCGTCAGCCTATCTCTGTGGAGTACGGCATGGACTTGGACGGAACGGTAGAATGGATTACAGGCGGCAAGTTCTTCTTGTCTGAGTGGAATGTTCCATCTAATAGTATCGAAGCCAGCTTTACCGCCCGTGATGCTTTTGGCTATCTTATGGTTTCCAACTACACAGGAAGAATGTACGGCACTCTTTATGAGATGGCCTACGATGCGCTGGAGCTTTTGAGCGACAACGTGGCAACGTTTCAGATTTCCGATGAACTGAAACAATATAGCACGGATATCACAAAGCAGGATAAAGGCAACTATAAGGATTCTGATATTTTACAGATGGTTGCTAACGCAGCTGGCATGGCGATGTATCAAACCAGAGAAGGCGTGATCGTAATCGGACGCATTCCTGATATCTCTACTGCAAAAGCAAACATTGCCGGTGAAATTGATATTGTCAACAACTTCAGCTGGCCTGAAATTGCATTTTCTTCCCCTTTGAAAAATGTAATCTGTTCGATTGATGTGAAATCTTCCGATGGCTCAAGCACTACAAGCAAAACGTATTCTTACCCCGAAAATCCGGCAGGGGGTGGAGCAACGCAGACTGTCAACAATGAAATGCTGTCTCAAAGCATTCTCGGCCAGAGCAGGAATATTTTGACAGAAGCGTACAAAGTGCTTTCCAACCGCCGCAAGGTCACATTGGAATATCGTGCAAGCCCGCACTTTGATGCGCTGGATTACGTCCTTGTTCATCATCAGTTCGGCTATTCCTCTGTACTGCTGACTACAAGTTTTTCTTATCAGTATTCCGGCTGTTTTCACGGGACGGTCGAAGGATATCTCTTGGAAGGAGCTGATGTTCGTTGACCCGGTGGATTACAGACAGAACCGATGATGATGTTACGCAAGTCAAGGCGCTTACATCGAAAGCAAAGGCAGGAACGTGGACTGAAGAAGAGCAAACAGAATGGGCCGCTGGCATGAAGGGCGCTCTAAGCTACATGGACTACAACCGCATTGAAAGCGGCATTCAAGAGATTGCGGCCATCCTGAATGCATCCGTTTCGGTCAAAACCGACTGGGATGTAAACGGATACCTGACTGTCGCAGATGCTTCCCGGTGGCTTTCCAATATCAAAATTATTCGTTCTTTGTGCAGTGGCAAAAACGATACTCCCGAAACTCCTGCTTCCCTCAATTATCTGCATTATACGATTATCAATCAGGTTGAAGAAATTCTGCTTGATATCGAAACGATAGCCAACAACCATCTAATCTACTGCTCAGAGCCGGTCTGTGGAGGTGAACCTTACTATGCACTTTGTTGACCGAGAAGCAAAGTACCCAAACCGATGGACAATGACTAAGCCGGACGGTTCGTCCGAAGTCGTCACCCTTGTTCGCAATGACGGGCCAATCGTTGAAGGCACTCCTATGAATGCCGAAACGTTGAACACTCTTTCAGATGTTGCAGGTGCGGACATTGCGAGAATTGCTGCCGAAAAAGCAGAACTGAACGCAAAACGGTCTGAAATAAACGCCGAAACATCCGCGCAAGAATCGCAGAAGCAAGCCGAAAAGTCTGCTGAAAGCGCCCGTCTTGCAGAACAGAGCGCAAATAAAGGCGGCTGGATGGATTTCGAACAGAAGAACGGCATCCTTTATATGGTCAAGAGTGATAGCTTAACCGAAATAAATATGCAAGACAATGGCTCTGGAATTTTGGAGGTGACGTTTGAATGAGCAAAACAATCGAAATTGGCCCTTATAGCGCCTATGCCATTGCTGTAAAGTATGGCTATGTGGGCACAGAAGAGGACTGGATTAAAGCAGTCGAAGCGGCTCGAAAGAGTGCAGAGACAAGCGCAGCCAATGCAAAACGAGAAGCAGACGGGGCTTCTACTTCTGCTGCTACTGCCACTGAACAGGCAGGAATTGCCACCGCAAAAGCTGGCGAATCTGCCGCATCCGCTGATGCTTCTGCATCCAGTGCATCTGCCGCTGCAATCAGTGAAGCCAATGCAAAGAAATACTCGGAAGAGGCCGGGGCCAAAGCAAATACCGATAAGACCCTCAGCATCGAAAACGCCCCTGCCGACGCAAAGGCTACCGGTGACGCTCTGGCGGGCAAAGCAGACTCCGTCGTCCCGCATGATCTTTCTATTCCAATTACGGGGTGGCAGACAGACACGGAGGTTGCAGAGTACCCACATTACATTGATATTACAGCGGACGTTACGTCCACGACTGTGGTATCTGTCAGCATCGACCCTGCAAGCGCAGACGTAGCCGGTAAAGCTATGCTTGTAAACCCAGAAACTCGAACCGGAGCTATCCGTATCCGTGCACACAACATTCCGACTGCGGAAATTTCTGCCCGGTGGTATCCCATCAAGTATGGTGGTCAGTTCTATGGTGACGGCTCCATCTATTCCAACTTCCTGCTTGCGGCACATCCTGTAGGCAGTATCTATCAGACCATCAGCCCTGAAAACCCGTCCGTAACTTTTGGCGGCGGCACATGGGAAAAGATAGCGCAAGATAGGGTGTTAATGGGCGCAAGCGATACGCATCCGGCCGGTACAACGGTAGAGGCAGGACTTCCGAACATTACGGGTGTGATTTATGGTATGATGACATACAGCGGAGGCGGCGGTTATAACCCTAATCAAGCGCTTACTGCTATACCGGAAGCCGATGCCCATTCACGAAATACATCTGGTGATGGACGTTATATAAAAGCGGATTTTGATGCCTCTCGCTCCAACCCCATCTACGGCGCATCCAACACCGTCCAACCCCCGGCATACTTTACTTACATTTGGCTTCGTACCGACTGAAAGGAGAAACAATGGCGCTAGGAGAACTCAAAAACGGCATTGGCCCTGATGCCTATGCTATCTATCAGCAAGTCCTTGCGGCGGTAGTCGAGCGAGACCACCCCGTGGGCAGTCTGTACATCAGCGAAAACGCTACCAGCCCGGCAAGCTTTATCGGCGGGACGTGGGAGCGCATTGAGGATTGCACTATCTGGGGCGCAAGCGACACACATCCAGCTGGGACAAAGCTGGAGGCAGGACTGCCGAATATTGCGGCTCAGGTGAACGATATGCTTTTCTCAAGCAGCGAACCGTATATAACGAGCGACGTATTTAAACCTCTTTTTAATGGTTTTATCAATGGATACGTTTCAGAGTCCGGGTCGAGCGGAGTATATCGGAGTAACGTTCAGCTGAAAGCCTCGTTAGGAAACTCCATCTATGGCAATTCCACCACTGTCCAGCCCCCGGCTTCTTGTATGTACATCTGGCGCAGAGTGGCATAACCGAAAGGAGCACACATGAAAATTATTAACAGTAACGGCGTAGAAATCGCTACCCCCGACCTGACGAAAGGTTACCTCAAGCAGGAGACCCAGACCATCCACCACGATGCTGTGGCGGGCGTGGAAGAGGTCAGCCACTACGAGACCGAAACATTGCCGGACGGAACCCCTGCAATCTACTATGACGCAGACGGTCGCGAAAAAGGCCGTGATGTCCGCAAGGTGGTGGACGTGCCCGGCGTGGCCGCAAAGGAAGCCTATGACGAAGAGGTGGAAGTGCAGCGGTATGTGCTGTACACCGCCGACGAGCTGGCTGCACAGGAAAAGGCCCGCAAGGAAGCAGAGGAAAAGGCGCAGCTGCCCACCGCAGAAGAGCGTCTTGCCGCTCTGGAAGCGGCTATGCTTGACCTGCTGGCCGCACAGTAAGGAGGATGCTATATGGTTTTGTTCTATGTGACCCAGATCAAACTGCACCGCTTTGACGGCGCTTTTACCATCGACAACGTACCTGACCGGTACAAGGATGCCGTGATGAAAAAGCTGACGGAGGAGGGTTTTTATGAGGTGGAAAGTAATGCTTGATTTCCTGCGGGATATTTTCTCTGCGCTCTCCCATGCTGCCGGTGACAGTGCCGACAAGAAAGAGCCTACCCCTGCTCCGGACGTGTCCACAGTGGACACCGTGACCGGGTGGGCAGGGGAACCGCCTTACCGGTACATTGACGTGAGCCGGTATCAGGGCGAAATCGACTGGGCGCAGGTGGCAGCGGCGGGCTACAAGGGGGCCATGCTCAAGACGGTCTCCACCAACCGCAAGCTCTCCAAGCGGGCAGACGGCCTGTACATCGACCCGACCTTTGAGACCAACTACCGCAACGCAAAGGCTGCCGGGCTGGACGTGGGTGTTTACTACTACACCTACGCCACCAGCGAAGCGATGGCCAATGCAGAGCTTGCCCTTGTGCGGCAGGCGGTCTACGGCAAGGAGCTGACCATGCCTGTGGCGGTGGACGTGGAAGAAAACAAGCTCAAGCAGCTGTCCACGCTTGACCTGTCCAATCTTACCGCTTACGCGCTGGAACAGGTGGAGCGGATGGGCTTTTACGCCCAGCTCTACACCTACACCGGTTACAAGTATGAGCTGGACATGGCTCGGCTGTCCTCTCGGTGGGATGTCTGGCTGGCTGACTACACCGGCAAAACGCCCAACGTAACGTTTAACTACAACGCCCACCAGCACACCAGCAAGGGCAGCGTGCCGGGCATCTCCGGCAACGTTGACCTCAACGTGACCACCCTCAACTACCCGAAAATCATCCGCAAGAAGGGTCTGACCCGTCTCCGGGAGGGCGCATGAAAGAATTTATTCTGAAGCACATCGGAGAACTGATTTTTACAGGCATCTCCGGCGTTTTGACCGCAGCCTATCGCAGCTTGTCCAAGCGCATCAAGGCGCAGGAAGAGGAGCGCAAGGCTGTGAAAGAGGGCCTGCTTGCCATCATGCACGACCGGCTGTACCAGTCCTGCACCTTTTACATCAAGCAAGGCAGCATCGACACCGGCGGCCTGAAAAACTTAGAATACCTCTACAAAAGCTATCACGCACTGGGTGGAAATGGCACAGGCACGGAGCTGTACAACCGGGCCAAAGCACTTCCCATCTGTGACTGAGAAAGGAGACACCAATCATGGAAATGATTCATAACCTTTTAACCGCACTTCCTGCCCCTGTGGCCCTCGTGCTCATGCTGGGCGGCTTCATCTTCTACGCCCTGGGCTGCATCCGGCTGGGCTATGGCGCGGCTGTCAAGGGCACTGTGCTTGACCTGATCCAGAAGGCAGAGCACGAGATCCAGGGCACCAAAAAAGGTGCGGAGCGAAAAGCCTGGGTGGCTCAGATGCTCCGCACGGCTCTCAGCGCCAGCAAGTGGAGCAAGCTTATCAGCTGGGCCATCACAGATGAAACCATCGGGGTGATCATCCAATTTTTCTTTGATCGCATGAAAGCGGCACTGGAAAAGCAGTAAGGAGGATATCATGGCAAGCACTACATACGCACACGGACGTTTTCGTGACCTCACGAAAACATACCATCTCGGAAATGCCAACAAAATGGTGACAAAATGTCACCGGTTTACCGTGCTTGGCAATATGGTGCGCAACGCCGGACAGTTGCCGCAGCCCTTCTGGCTCGGTGCTGCCTGTGGCGGCGGCTCGTGTGGTGCTGCCCGCTGCGCTGCAAGGACTTGACCGACAGCAGATTACCGCCGCCATCAAAAACGCACCGCTTGGGAGGGTAGACCGTAAGATAGCCTTACTGCGGTACGTTGAGCGGCTTCCGCTGCCGGATATTGCAGCGCAGACCCATTACAGCCGGACGGCGGTAGGCTACCGGCTCAAAAGCATTGATAAAATGCTTGATGTGTGATACTATAATCTCAATTGGGTGCGATTTCTCACGAAACGCATTGAAGCGGCAGGCTTTCGGGTCTGCCGCTTTTCTTTTTATACGATTTGTGGTATAATATACCCAAGGAAACCCGACCGGCCTCTCAACGATGCGCATTAGGTCGGGTCGTACAAGAGCCAACTCCGTGCTCAACGGAGAATTAAAAAAGCAGTCGCCAGATTCGGCGCTGAACAGTCTCCCACCCGCCTACTTACAGTGCGTACCATGTGGGAGACGCAGAAAGCCCCCGGTGTTTCGTTTTGAGCATCGGGGGTTGTTTATTTTTCAAGCGTTCATGCGGATTTTTCCGTGTGGGCGCTCTTTTTTTTGCTTAAAATAATCAAGCTCTAATCAAGATTTAATCAAGATTTAATCAAGCTCTAATCAAGATTTTTGTCCTTCGTTGTACCTCCGTTGTCTCTCGCGCCGGGCGTTTGCGATACACTGGGTGCAATAGGAGGGATGTATTATGAGCTATTACCCAACACCCGGAGCACCCTATGTTCCGCAGCAGCCTGTCAACTCTTACGGCGGTATGGGCACGGTAGGTCTTACCACTCCCCTGCCAAACGCACAGATGCAGCAGGCACAGCAGCAGCGTCCGCAGCCGATGAATGGGCAGCAGCCTGTTCAGCAGTCGGTGCAGGACGGCGGTTGGCTGCTGGGCAGGCCTGTTTCCAGCAGGGAAGAGTTTTTGGCGATACCGTCTGACCTGTACGGAAGATGGACGTATTGCCCGGATTTGCGTAGTGGGGTCATCTACTGCAAACGTCTGAATCCAAACACTTGTGAATCTGACGTGTTAGAGTTTTACAGCCCGGAAACATGGCGACAGATACAAGCACAACAGGCACAGCAAACCGCCGCACCGACACAGCAGTATGTGCCTGTTGAGCAGTACAACGCCCTCGTGCACCGGATGGATGAGCTGGAAAAGTGGCAGAAGAGCTTTTCTAAGCCCGCTACCGCAACGAAGAAAGGAGAATAAAAATGTCCTCTCCGTTTGATATGATTACTCACAGCCCCATCATGCAGCTTGCAAACCTTGCTCGTGCCGGGCAGAATCCGATGGGGCTTATCCAGCAGTTGAGCGGGCAGAATGCCCCCATCATGCAGGGCTTGAACTTGATTCAGGGCAAAAACGAAGCACAGCTCAGGACGATGGCACATAACCTCGCCAAAGAGCGCGGCATCGACCTGAATCAGCTGGCAAGCGTCCTGAACCTTACGCTGCCCCGATAACGCATCCCTCTAAGCGAAACGCTTCTCAGTTTTGCGGACTTGACAAAAACCGCTTTGATTTGGCTTTGCCCGCTGCACACGGTAGCGGGATAGCATAACGCAAAACTGAAAGGAGTTTTGTTATGGACGATTTTGCAACTGGCTATCTGGCTGGGCAGGACGGCGGTAATAACAACGGCGGTTTCTTCGGCAACGAAGGTCTGTGGGCGGTTATCATCCTCGCCATCATCTTCGGCTGGGGTACAAACGGCTACGGTCGAAACGGTGGTGACAACGGCATGAACAGCTACATCCCCTATCTGGTGGGCACCGGCGCAACCGGTCAGGGCGGTGCAGACACCCGTGCGGCACTGTCTGAGGGCTTCTACCAGCAGGATACCTCCCGTTCTCTGGCTGGCATCCAGAGCGGTATCTGCTCTCTGGGCTATGACCAGCTGGCACAGATGAACGGCGTCAACACCAACATTGCGAACGGCTTTGCAGGCGTGAACAGCGCCATCTGTCAGCTTGGCTACCAGAACGCACAGCTGGTGAACGGTCTGGAACGCAGCGTGTCCAACGGCGACAACGCCATCAGCCTTGCCATCATGCAGGAGGGCAACGCACGGCAGGCAGGTCAGACCGCTATCCAGACGCAGCTTGCATCTTGCTGCTGCGAGAACAAGCAGCTCATCGGCGACCTGAAGTACACCATTGCACAGCAGGACTGCGCTACCCGTCAGGCTATCGCAGACAACGCCCGTGCCATCGTGGACAACTGCAACGCCAACTTCCGCAGCATGATGGACTACTTCACGCAGGATAAGATCGCCACTCTGACCGCTGAGAACCAGAGCCTGAAGTTCGCCGCTTCTCAGGATCGTCAGAACGCGCTTCTGACCACTGTGATGTCCCAGCAGACTGATACCATCCTGAACCGGGTCAATCCTCGTCCGATTCCCGCTTATCAGGTGGCAAACCCCAACGTGGGCGTGAACTGCTGCGGCTGCTGCTAACCTACACACTCCCCGATAACACCGGGTGAACCATCGGGGCAGGGGTAAGACACCTCTGCCCCTGATTTTTTAGGAGGAAACTACTATGGCTTGCAAAACAAGCTGCAAACTCTGCCCGCACTTGGTCATCAGTCAGGCGGTCACGTTCGCCAACGACACGCTGACCATCAACATCCCTGCCGGCGCATACCAGAACGGAGAGAAGTATTGTATTGTGGTTGCTCAGAGCTTGCCGGACACGACCACCATCAACGCCCCTGTGGTCATTACCATAGGTGCAGGCACGACCGCATACCCTCTGACCGACTGCAACTGCGCTCAGGCGACCGCCGAGAGCATCCACACCCGCACCCGCTACGCTACCCGCGTGGCAACGTCTGCGACCGGCACCGGCACGTTTAAGTATCTAGGCTGCTTCTGCCGTTCCCACGCCGGTGCGCCTGCGTCCATTTCTTGAGGAGGTATAGTTATGGGCAAGACTAATTTTCGCCGCATGATGATGCTCCGCGACCACGACAAAGACCGTGAGCCGGAACGTGACCGCCTTGAGGAAGAGCGTGACCGCAGGGAGCGTGAGCTGGAACGCCGTCTGCGCAAGCTGGAAGACGGCAATGACCTCCATCCATACTATCCGCAGGAGGAGAACCGCTACATCGACCCCTACCCTATCCCCCGCTACCCTGACGTAGAGTATGGACGCAAGGTGCCGCAGATTGGCTTTTCGCAGAACGGAGACTGGGACAAGCGGTCTGGGCAGTACGAGCATGGCGGTGCGGACAGTCGTTCCATCAAGATGCCACGCAAGCACCTCACCCACGATGAAGCGGAGGAATGGTGCGACAGCATGGTGAACGCTGACGGCACGAAGGGCTGTCACTGGACGCTGGAACAGACGCAGGACGTTGCCAAACAGCGCAATATCATCTGTGACCCAAACGATTTCTGGGCTGTCATGAACATGATGTACTCGGATTATTGTCAGGTCGCAAAGCGTCAGTCCGTTGACACTCCGGGCTTCTATGCTGACATGGCAAAGGCGTTCCTTGAGGACGCAGATGCTGTGGATGGCAAGGCATATCTCTACTGGGATTGCATTGCTGATAAGTAAAGAAGAACCCCTGTGTAGTCGTTAAAAACTACACAGGGGTTTACTATTGAAAAAGCTAGGTGGGGTGACGATTCCCACATCTCCTAACGATGGGCGATAGCTGCCTGTTCTATCCTCTAGCGTTTTCCTTATTCCCAAAGTACGGATTCGGCTTTTATGTCAAATAGATCTTGCGGATGGAATACAAGGCTCTTGTCAAGTTCCACCACTCCGACAATGGAAAACTTGCCGGGAACTTCTCGCTCGATTTTCTTCTTTGCTTCTTCCTTGCTGTTTGCAAACAAGACGAACGGGGCTTGAAAGTGTCTGCATTTTTCGTCATCATCGTACTGGATTTTGACCCAATAAAAGTTTTCGCCCCCTACTTCTTTTGGTGTTAAGTATTTTTTGACACTTGAGACATCGTAAGTGCAATACCCGATACACTGCGAGTTTCCGTATTTTTCCATAAAATTGTCATTCCCAATACGAGTTGCCAAAACCATGTGAACGTCTTTCCAACCAACACGGTCATCATTGACCGGTTTATCGTCCATAACAATATCGTCAGGGTCTATCACTTTCTTGCCAACCGCCAAATTCCAATTATTTGCAATATAATGTGTCATCTGATACCAGTTATCAAATGTTTTTACTTCTTTCATTGCATCTTCCAAAGAACCACGATGAGGTCTATAAACAATCATACGTCAATCCTCCAATCTTATTAGCCTAAGTCAATTTGGTCTTTCGATGCTGCAACGGACAGGTTATAGATGTATTCCCCTGCCGTGAATCCGTGCTTTCGTGCTTCTCTCGTAACGAACGTCCGCTCGCTGTCACTCATAAGGATTGTGATTCGCTTGCTACGTTTGCCGTCACCCTTCTGCCCCTGATGGGAGGTGTAAGGCTGAATCTCCATCGTGCGCTTTGCATCGCTGACGGACAGGTTGGTAAGCGCAATCATAATCTGCTGGTTCTGCTGTACGATGGCTTGCAAAACTTCCGTGTTCTTCATCATCACTTGCAAAATTGCATCGTTCTGCGTATCAGGCTTGTTCTCCTGAGGGCTCATACTGTAAGAACCAGTCTTGCGAAGCGTAGGAAGCACATCATGCGTTACCCATCTCTTAAAACGGCGAAGCTTCTCAATCCTTTCCTTGATTTCGATGGGGTACTCATCTGACACCCCATGATTATGCGCTTTTTGCGGCTGCATTGCAAAAAGAAGAGCGTATAACCCGGATTCGTTGATAACAGTCACTGTTTGCTCACGCCCAAGAGAATCTTTAATTTTCAAGGAACGCTTATCGCAGTCGTCAATCCGTCCGATGCTTCTATTTGGGTTCTTGTCTTGAAACGCATTACATACATCCCTACCGACAAACCAGTACTCTCCGTTTTTCACAAATGTTCTGATTGAACCAAACTCTTCGTTCTTAAAGATTTGAAGTGCGTTTCTGTTATCCATCATATCCTCCATATTCAACTGTTTTGCATCTTCCACGCCGACCTCATACGCTTTGTAAGTGATGCGAGATAACGCTTCCGCAATCTCGTAATCATCCTTATTGAGCGGACGACCGTTGCTGTTTTGCCTGAAACTTTCGATGATTTCTTCTTTTGTTGCTGGAATATTCATTGGTTTTACCCGAAAACGGCTTGTAAGAGGTTGCTTCGGATGATATAATGGATTTATCCGAGAGCAATCTCTGGTGTTGAATAAGGCGTTGACTATTCTTTTGTAGGGAGCGGTCAATGCCTTATTTTTTTATTCTTTACTCGCCTTTTCAGCAACAAGCTGAATCCCACGTTTAACAACTTCTGTTTTCGTTATCCCCATTTTTTCAGCGCATTCCTGCACTTCTTTCATTTCTTCCGGGGTCAATCGAACCTCAAATCGTTCAGTCTTTTTGCTATCAGTAGGGCGACCTAAACGCGGACACATACAAACACCTCGCTTTTTGTCCGTACAAACATTGTACTATATGTCCGTACAAAAGTCAATGCCTAATATCACAAGATTTGATACGGCAAGGGCGTTCCATTTTGGAACCCCCCTTTTAATCCTCCAAGAAATCTTCCAACTCAATCTTTCCGTCTGCCGCAGCAACAGCCAGAGCGTACACGAACTGTCCAATCGTCATTCCATGCCGCCGCGCTTCACGGTTGATGTACTTGCGTTCTTCCTCGCTCATAAGGATGGTAATGCGCTTAGAACGCTTGCCGTCACCGCTTGCAACACCCTGATGCGATTTTGGCATCGGGATTTTTTTCTTTGTCAAGCCAGCTTCAGCCAGTGCGCCGGGAATATTGCCCTGCTCAATCAAACGCTGCACTTCTTTTGCCTGTTTCAGATTCTTCGGCTTACCTCTGCCTAACACGGCATCACTTGGCTTGCTTTTGCTGTCTTCGGCTTGCTTCGGCTTAATATAGCTTAATTCTGCTTCACTCGGCTGTGCATGGCTGTCTGTGGCATCACTATGCTTAACTTGCTCCTGTTCGGCATTATTCGGCTTTGTTTGGCTTACTTCTTCTTCCTTTGGCTTACTTCGGCTTAATGTCTGCTCCGAAAAAACCGGCTGGAAATCAAACCCGCCCAACAAGCCGGATGCTTTTTTGCTGGTTGACTTCATTTTACATTCTCCATTCGTGCGCCACAGTTCGGGCAATATCTCATTTGTGCAACTTCTGTTTCATATCCACAAATAGAACATTTGTAAGATATAATCAAGTTTTTTGTTCTAATCCACTTCGAGTGCTTGGTTTCTTTCATCATCTTAACGGATTTAATCACGGTTCTTATTGCGTCTATCGCTTCTTCTTGATTCGCTCTGTCATACTCGCAAATAAACAAATCAAGCCTTTCTAGCAGTTCTTCTTTATCAATCATTCTCATTGTTATCACCATCCACAATCATCTGCGCCAACGCCTTGAAATCCTCTGCACTGGTACTCTTTGCCGTGTCACCGCTAAACAGGCTGTGCCGCTCTGCCTGCGCCTTACGAACGCCCATAGACGGTCTAATCTTCACGTCCAGCAGCTTTGTTCCCATGCTTTGTGCAATCACAGGAAGCTGCTCCACAACCTCTTTGGACAGGTTCTCGCGGCTCTTGTACTTGTTCAGAAGCAGACCTTCAATCTTCAAAGTCGGATTGAAGTATCTGCGAACGTCACCAATGGTCTGCGAAAGCTGGCTCAAACCAGCCACAGAGTAGCGGTCAGGGGTCATTGGAACAATGACGCTATTCGATGCGATCAGTGCGTTTACAAGTGCAAGACCAAGCTGAGGGGGAGTGTCCAGCACGATATAATCGTACTGCCCGGACACGCTTTCAAGGGCTTCACGCAGCCGGAAGTTCTTGCCAATGTCCCGGACAAGCTGCTCGTCAATGTCCTTCAATGCGTTGTCTGACGGCAGAATGTCACCGGCTTCACAGTGCTGGATTCCTTCCTCTACTGTACCTTGCCGGGTCATTACATCGAACAGGGTACACACGTCCTCTGTCTGTGCGCCGTAGGTATCCGTTGCATTGCACTGGGCATCGCAATCCACCAGCAGCACTTTCTTGCCAAGCAACTGCAATGCACCAGCCAGACAGGTGCTTGTGGTGGTCTTTCCTGTGCCGCCCTTCTGGTTGGCGACAGCTATGATTTTTGCCATTTTATCACTCTTTCTTTATTCTTTCGGTGGTTCTGGTAAAGGCATCCAATGTGTCACGTTGCAAGGAAGTTCGCTCCCCGTTTCCAACCAATACCCATCGGATGACATGAATCCAAACATCATATCTGACGCATCGTCAAAAAACAAGAACAGGCTCGCCAATAGATGGAAGCTCGTCTTTCACACTTATCCACGCCGGATATGTGTCAAGCGCTTCAAAGCTATCTGCGTCAATAGAATCAAGACAAGTCCCAATTCCACAAAGATACTCGCTGTCATTCGGACGGTGAAGCGCTTCAACTTCGTTGTAATGGTTTTGCAAATAATCCCTTAACTTGTCTGCGTCAATCAGTCTCATACCTTCTCCTTTCTGCATAATGTGCTGCATCTGACTGCTCTTGCAACGCTTCAATGGAATAGAACGCTGGCATATATCTGTCTACAATACCTGCCTTATCCACACTTCTAATCAGATAGCCAACAGGTCTGTCGGGAAACGGTGTTCTGCTCAAGGACAAGATGTCCTTATACGCAGCCTTTACCGTGTCGTAAACCGCTTCTCTGCGTCTCGGCAGTTTGATTTCAGGATGCTCTTTCTTCATCCACTTCTCAACCACTTTTGCCACGTCAATGCAGTCCTGTTTTTCAAGCTCGTCACACACAGACCAGTCAAAATCCTCGTATCCGCTTCTGCGGGGCTTTCTGGTGGCTTTTTGAGGTTCGGTAGATACTTCACTTGCCTGAGCTTCAATCAGTGTCTCAGACGCTTTAATTTTGGGCTTGAACTTGACTGCCACAGCCTTTCGTGCTACAAGAACCGGTTCGTAGGTCACCACGATGTCAGACACAGCATTGATCTCATCTACTGCAACATCAAGCACTCGTTTGCGAAGGTTCTTGTAAACATCGTAGCTCGCTTCCATCGCACCAAGCTGTTCTCTCAACTTCTTCAGACTGATTTCATGCGGTTTGCTGTCCATGTTCAACCAGTCCCGAAGAATCGAATAAAGCAGAATGCTATACTGTGATTTCATCCGTGACGTATAACGCAGCCGATACCGGACATAGCCGCTTTCTGCGATGTCAAAAAAGATAGGTCGAAGGTCAGGGTTGCAAGTGATTGCCACAACATAAGACCTTGTTTCCGGCACATAGTCCAGTTTTGCCCTTGTGAAAAGGACGAAGCTCTCAAACGTGCCCTTCTCTTTGTCAATGGGAATCGACACTGTATTGCCCAGAAAGTGCTTGATCTGCGGCTCAATCCTTCGTGCATCAAGGCTTTTTAAGCCCAGCAGGTCTCTGTACTCTGCCAACGAGAACTCCACACGGCTGCTGTTTGGGTCTCTCGGATTTATTCTTGACAAGTAAACCTCTAGCAACCGAAGTTCGCCTGCTGTGTAGTCCCTAAACTTTGCCCATACAAGGGATTTGCTTTTTTCAACAAGGTTGTTGTCGGATATTTTTGGCATCCGTTCACCTCCTTTATCCGTCTAAAAGCAGTATATCACAGACCGGGGGACAAGTCAATACAATCTGTCCCCCATGACTTGTCTTTTTGTCCCCCATAGGGTTGTCAAACCGTCCCCCGTGACTTGTCAAACCGTCCCCCATGCTTTGTCATTTCGTCCCCCATCTACATATTATATATTAAACAAGAAATAAACAAGAGGTTAAATATCATCGTTAAATAGGCGATGACGATAATTTTCAACAATTTCTTTGTTTTTCCATTCCAGCTTGTGGATAACTCAACCTTCCATTTGCTGAATAAAGTCTTCCCGGCAATAATTAGTCTCATCTAACGTGTACAAAAAGTGGATGAAAAAATTTTGAGCCGATGTTATGGGGGACGGATTGACGAGCCGATTAAATGTAAACTACATATTGTCGCTACTACGTTGTTTATTCCGTGCAAATATTAACGATTCATAGCCTATGGGGGACGGAATGACAAGGTAAATTTGCCCGATAGGTGTACAAAAAGTGGATGAACGTGGACAAAATGTTCTTCAAAAACTGCGATAATTCGACAATCAGCCAGTTATATTATTTGGATTCACAGTATAGGAATCATTAGACTTCATGGCCGCTTCTGTTCCAGCGTCCTGTGCCTGATAGAGAATCTCCATCTTCGGGGCGGTTCCGTTCTGGTCTGGGTCTGTTCCGGTAGCCTGTGCTATCTCATAGTTGCCCGATACCATCCGGCAGACAGAGACCCTGTCCTTCAATGGCGTATGAAGGTTTGCCAGAACCTCCGTCAGCACACCGATGTGGTCTGAACCGTGATCTCCGTACCGCATATACAACAAGGCATCTATCTCGTAGGAAGAACACTCCATCATGGCATCTATGAGAATCTGACGCTTTTCCATGCCGGAAAGGTCGTCCTCCAGATGCTCCAGCAGCCCCGGATGAATGCAAGCGTCCATGTACCGAGCCACCGATACGCCGCAGCAGGTGAACCAGCGCATAGCCATTGGCAGGGAGATAGCTGCCAGACCTTGCTCCCAGTTGGCAATCGTACCACGATTAACGCCCATCTGTGCCGCCAATTTCTGCTGACTCAGACCGGAACGCATTCGTGCCATTTCCAATGCCTTTGAAGTTCTTAACAAATATTCATCCATAAATTCACGCCCTTTCAACAAAATTCTACAAAACTGCCGGAATCGACAAGCCAAAAAATGGAAAAAGCTGCTATGGAGAACCAACAGCAGCCTATGTTATAACTGTACCATCGAAAAAACAATCAAAACAGGAGGTAACAATATGATTATCATTGACGGAATGCCCGCATCTGAACCGAACGAAAACAAAACGCCGAAACCGTGGGAGGGTTAGTGTATGAACCAGATTGACACCATGCTTATACCCTATGCCCGCCAGACCGCCTTAAAGCTGGTCTACAACCTTGCAAACAGCAATGCCGATAAGTTTGCTTATGAAGAAGCAAAAGCCGTCCTAGAGCGTGCCGTAGCCGCCTTAGATGATGGATGTGATCCGGCAGAGAACATCGAAAAAATTAATGGGCAGTTCGTAGAGCTGTGAAAGGAGAAGAAGATGGACTTTACAAATGGATTCTATAAAGCCGAGAACCCTATCGTTCTTGAAGAAGTGAAAACTTTCCTCCAGTCAATGGAACGGCGTGGGGCAACCGTAAAAGACTTAGACGATGCCATTGTGCAGCTAAACAATGTTTCGCACAGCATCAGCACAAATGCACTTGTCAAAGCAGATGTGCTGGACAAGTTTCCTGAAAACCCCTTTCGCTCTATGCTCAAAGAAGCATTGCAAAATAAAGGATAAACAAATTCCATCGTGGTTTTATTGGACAATCGTTGTTGCGTTGGCTTTCCCGATGAAAAACGATAGATGCGCAAAAAACATTCGATTTTTACGAAGTTGTTAAAATTGTATTGACTATACAACTGAAAGATGTATAATCGTATCAAATGAACATCTGCACTTACCAATCGGGAGGATATGCCACAATGAGTGAACAAGAAAAGGCCAAGATTGACCGATTTATTGCATGGCTGCTGGAACATCCTGAAAAGATTCCAGCAGCGGAGCAAGCCTTAGACCTAGAATAACAGAAACCCCCTTGCGCAGAGCTACACCAGCCCGGCACAAGGGGGTTTTATTTTACCGGGTCAGAACCACTTCTTTTTTCGGTTTCTACGGTAACGATATTTTCTGCTATTGCCATATAGCACACGGTCATTGCCTTTTAACAAGGCCTGCATGAACCAAAAACAAAAGGCACAGCCACACAACAAGTAATACACGGGCTTTCTTCACATCTTCTCGATCAGGTTCATCAGAGCTTCACGCTGTTCTTTCGGCATAGATTCAAGTTTTCTTCTAATCCGCTCCACTGCTGCATCAACTTCACTTTGCGGCTGCTGGGGCGGGTTTTCTTTTTGGTTGCCAGTGAGAAGGTAGTCAACCGTAACATTGAAATACTGTGCCAGCTTAACGGCATTTTGATTGGTCGGCTTTGCATCGTTCCCTGCATTTGCTTCGGTTCTCCAATAGCTATAAGCAGATTTCGGAACGCCAGCTTCAGTCAAAGCACGAGATGGCTTTACTCCCTTTTGCTCACATAGCCTTACGAAATTGTCAAAAAACACAAAACATACCTCCAGCGTTTGTACAAGATGACAAAGTTCTACCACTTGAACAAAAACACTTGAAAAGTTCTACTACTTGTGCTTTAATAAGGCTACCGGGTTCAATCGGTAGAACAAATTAAAGACTTTGAACAAATAGAAGAACGTTCGATAATGTTTTTGCTTGACACCATAATATTATCATATTCTTTCAAAAAGTTCAAGTACTAGAACAAGAAAGGAGAAAAAATTTGCTTCCTAAGTGGACAGGCGATGTTGTGGGAACGCTTCACGTTAACAGCATCGAAATCAGAGAGCTTGCTGCAAAAATGGGATGCGCACCGGAATACTTGGGAAAAATCCTGAACGGTAAGCGTGAGCCTAAAAATGCGGAAGCTAAGGTGAAAGAAGCTCTGGAAGAGCTGTTGAAGGAAAGAAAGGGGAAATGAGTGGTATGAGACGGTTCATCACCTTAAAGGTTGAGGTTGACCTTGAGCACCCGGAAGAAGCGCACCACGACATTGACGAGGCGATAAAGGCCTACGAGGAAAGCAAAAAGAGCTGGGATCTCTTTGAAGTCCACGAAGCCAAAAGCAGAGCACAAGACATTTTGTACAACCTGTGCAATGAAGGCTACAGTATGATCTGGACGGTCACGGATGGCGCTGTTGGCCTGACGATCTGGAAAAGCTTTAAGGAGCCTTCTGTTGGCCAGTGCTATATGTCAAAAGAAAACTTGTTTAACATCTGGGTCGAAAAGCTGGTTGCGCTGTGCATTGCCACAGGCAAGGAAGTCCCGAAGTTCATCACGGACAAGGCTGGTGAGTGCTGGTGACGAATTTTCGCAAGGCGCAAAGCCGCAAACGCAAATTAAAACTGGCGATGGCAGCTGGCATGTCCCGAAACGATGCCAACAAGTTTCTTTGGATGGAAAAGATGCTGAACCAGTGCTTTGAAAGGCATAACCGGGAAGCCAGACTGAAAGAGGAGATGCAGCGTGGAAGAAAAGTACTGTGAGCGCTGCGGTGTCTTTCTTGGCCTTGTAAATCCGTGCAAGAAATACTGTGAAGAATGTAAAATCATTGTTCGCAGAGAACGGCAGGCTCTTATAAAGAAAGGAATTAAGGCTAAGCCGGAACCGGCTTTATGCGCTTGGTGCAAGAAGCCAATGGCTCGGAAGGTCTGGTCTCAGAAGTATCACCCTGAATGTGCAGCAGATGCAAACAAGGCTTTGACCAAAAAGTACAAAGCCAAAAAGCAAAAAGAGCTGAATGAGCTAAAAGCATCTGGTGAGTTCAAAATTGCTTGGGATGTGCAGAAGCCAGAACGTGCGAGACCTCAAAAGCACGAGCCTCCAAAGTATACCGTGCGACAGATGAACGATGCCGCAAAACGATACGGCATGAGCTACGGCCATTACAGTACTTTACTTGCACAGGGAAAGGTGAAGGCCCCTGATGAACGGTAAATACTACGGCAAGCGGGAAATCCGCTGGCACAGCCGGGAGAAAGACCGGTTGGAACACATTCATAAAAGAAAGGATAAGAATGAAAGCATTCGTAGAAATTGCCCTGATTTGGGGCATTGTCCTGGCATTGGTTCTAGCAGCGTTCCTGCTAAACTTCTGGCTGGTGCATCATATTGAGCTTCTGGTCGGAGCTAAGGCAACGTGGTACATCATTGGTGTTTGCGCTCTGATGGCCACATGCTGGGTTTTCAGCACAGGTAAGAAAGCATGACGCTGAAAGATGCAATGAAAGCCAGGTACTTCAACATCAACGACCTTAGCCGTAGATCGGGAGTATCAAGGCCAACGATTTACAGCATCTTGGGCAAGCGAAAGAAGCAAAAAAGTTCCGTTCGGGTCGATACGCTTCTAAAAATCGCAAAGGCCTTGAATGCAAAGATTGCCATTAGTGAAAACAAGCCAAGCGGATTTGATATTGTCTTAAAAGAGGTGAAGAGAAATGAAAACTGTTAAAGGCACTGTATTGTGCTTTATAAGCATATCCATCGCCGTTGCGGCACTTGGATGTGGAAACGCCATCAACGGTGCTTCCAATAGCTGGGGGATGCTTGGATATGCGCTGCTGTCCGTCTCAATGCTTTTTACTGCTTTGATTCTCGCTATTATCGGCGTTAGCGCGGAGAATGAGCGTATTGAACGCGAAAACCGTAAGATCAAGCGAGTGGCCCACCACACCAACGAGTGGAGGGATGCTCAGTGAAATGCCCGATGTGCGGACAGGAAAGTGTTACGACCGTTGACACTAGAAACGAGGACGATTGCATTATTCGCAGAAAGCATTGCTTGAATAAAGAATGCGATTACCGGTGGTCTACTATCGAAATCGACACAAGCCAGTGGTACTCAGCTCTTCAAATCCAAGAGCACAGAAAACAGAGAGGACGGCCCAGAAAGAATGATTAGCGTGAACCTAGATAGATTCGGTGGCGTGACCGAGCCGGAGGACGGCGTGTACTTTATGACCAACAAGCAGATGGCAGAAGCGAAAGAAGCTGACCGGCTGGCAGCGATTGAGGACTTGCAGTCTGAGATTGAGGACAGGGAAGCAGAGCTGAAAGACCTCCGCGCACAGTTGGCAGACCTGATGGCTGGTTGATTTTGTACAGCCAAGTTAAGCCAAAGTAAGAACAATGAAGCCTAATGAAGCTAAAGAAAGGGAAGAAAATGAGTAAATACAAGAAAGAAATTAAGCACTGCGAAAAGTGCAATAAGCCTTTTTCAGTGTTCCCAAACAGCACGGAAACTCTTTGCACAAGTTGCAAAAGGGACAATTTGGAGGAAACGCTTTGCAAGAACGGTTACGCACCGCAGCATACGCTTGTTAGGAGCTTTCGTGACAGCCTTAATGAAGCGTTTGCTGTTGAAGATGCCGCAAGAAGAGCTTCCTGGGACGGGGACACGAGCATAGAGAAAATGTGCTGTGACTGCGGCAAAGTGTTCGAGATTACTCGTGCAGAACGCATTTTCTTTGAATCGCATAACATGGCATTGCCTAAGCGTTGCCTGGCTTGCCGTAAAGCGAAAAAAGAAGCGAGGAAGGAGAACAACTGATGGCAGTATTAGTAATGGTCTACGGTCACTCCGGCAGCGGAAAGTCCGCTTCGCTTCGGAACTTTGACCCGGAACAGGTCGCGGTTATCAACGTGCTTGGCAAACCGCTTCCGTTCCGCAGCAACATGAAAACCTATATCACCAACGACTACGGCAAGATTGACACCGCAATCCACAGCACCAAGCGTAAGTCTATCGTCATTGACGATGCCACCTACCTTATGACCGGCGAGTTCATGCGGAACGCAAAGGTCGCCGGATACCAGAAGTTCACCGACATGGCAGCCAACTTTAACACCTTGCTGATGCGAGCAAAGGAGCTGCCGGACGATGTGGTGGTCTACTTCTTCGGACACAGCGAGCGTGACGGCGATGGCGGCGAGAAATTTAAGACCATCGGCAAGTTGCTGGACGAGAAGGTCTGCGTGGAAGGTTACTTCACCATCGTTCTGAAAACTGTTGTGCAGGATGGTCGATACCTGTTCAGCACTCGCAATGATGGGATGGACACCGTGAAAACCCCTCTTGGGATGTTCAACGATGCGCTGATCGAGAACGACCTCGCCGCCGTAGACAAGATCATCCGTGAGTATTACAACATCCCGGTTCAGCCGAACAACAAAGGAGAGTAACAGATGAAGAACATCAACTGGAATGACGTGCAGGAAGCCACCGAACGCCGCGACCTGCCTGTTGGCGGCTACGTTGCCGGTATCTGCAAGGCAACGGACGAACCCGCAAAGGAGCGCCTGAACATCGAGTGGGAAGTCGCAGAGGGCGAGTTCAAGGGATACTGGCGCGAGCAGACCGCCTCCCTTATTGAGCGTGGCAAGCTGAATCCGGGCGAGTGGGCATGGGGCGGCAAGACAATCAAGAGCTACAAGGAAAAGGCGCTGCCGTACTTCAAGGGCTTTATCACCGCTGTTGAGCAGTCCAATCCCGGTTACAAGTTCAACAACGATGAAAAGACCCTGCGTGGCAAGCTGGTCGGTGTGGTTCTCCGTGAGGAAGAGTACATGGGCAACGATGGCAACGTCAAGACAAAGCTGGTCGTTGACCGCTTTACCAGTGTGGACAAGATTCGTTCCGGTGACTATGAGGTCAGACCGAAGAAAACGCTGGCTGGCGGGTCTGGCTCTTCGCCTGATACTGGCGACTTTGCCGTAATTCAGGAAAGTGAAGATTTGCCGTTCTAAAATAACGAATCAACGTAAATTTAGAAAAGAGTGATAAGATGAGAAAAGAAATCGAAATCAATGTTAAGCACATGGTTTCACCTGATGCAACAAGTTGTGCATACGGAGAGGATGTTGATGGATATGTAATGGCTTGCCATTATCACGTCCGAAGAAACAGAACACACGGAAGAAAGGCTCCTATGGAATTTGACCTTCCTAAATGTCTTTTGTTTGAGTGCTGGCTTGATAAGCCGTTTCATAAATGCGAAGCCTGTAAACAAGCTTGCAAAGACAAAACGGACTGACCGCCTACCTTATATAAGAGCTGCGCTATCTGGCTGGACGGGCGTTTGGAAAGATGATTACCTGTTGTCTCAACTGCACATCACGACACCAAGCCTGCCACGACACTTGCGAGAAGTACAAGGCGGAAAAGAAAGACTTCGAGGAACGCAAGGCGTTCGTGCATGAGCTGAACCATAGCCAGAGCGTGTACCACCGTGATTATGAGGACAAGCACCGAGAACGTGGCAAGAAACGGTTTCTTGGAAGTGAATTTAGAGGTGAACGATAATGCAAGCAAGGGATAGACGGATTCTTAATTTGCTTTCGGAAAAAGCTGAAAAGGGCGATAAACAAGCACAAGCTGTGCATGACTACCTTATTCCAATTTTTGAGCAAGCCGATAAAAAAGATGCGATCAGCAGAACAGAAAGAACGCTCCGTGAAGATGAATGCCATTTGGAATGGCTGAAAAAAGAACAGGCATCACTTCCAAAAACCAACATTTACTCCGATGATGCCGAAACACATTTAACCATTCGTAAAAGCTATGAATGCGGTTTGGCGATTAAGAGATATGAAAGAATTATCACCGAACTCAAAGAGAAACTCGTCAAACTGCAAGCCGAGTATGATGCGGAGTATGGCGAATGAACACCGGCAAGCAGTTTGAAGCGGACTTCAAAGCGTCCGTGCCAAAGGATGCGTGGTGCTACCGGCTGAAGGACAGTGCTGCCACCTACTACGGCGGCAACGAAAACCTGTCCTTTTCCATTGACAACATCTGCGACTTCCTTGTGTACCGTTACCCGATGAACCACCTGTTCGAGCTGAAAACCATTGAAACGCCCTCTATCCCTCTTGAAAAGGTGCTCGGCAAGTACGACAAGGCAAAGTGCAAATACCGCAAGGAAAAGCACATCACGGACATGGTGGATGCAATGGGGTACAGCGGTCAGACCGCCCATGTGATAGTCAATTACCGGGCGGTCAACCGCACCTTTGCAATCCCTGCCAGCACGGTTCTGACGTTCCGATACAACGAAAACCGCAAGAGCATCCCTTGGCAGTGGGCGGAACAAGAGGGGATAGAGGTCAAAGCAAAAAGGCTACGTGTCCATTGGCGATATGACGTGGATGCACTGTTGAGAAGATTGGAGAAAGAAAATGCAACTGTCTGAAAAACAAGAATTGGTAAGGCTTCTGGGGCTGTACCAAAGCGAACTCCTTGGAGAACGAAGAAAACCTTAGAAAGAAAATGAGAAGCAATGAAAGCCCGAAGAAGGTTGTCACAGATTATTCATACGGCGTGAAAGCTCAGTATGAACACGCAAGAATCATCATCAAGAAACTTTCTGTTGAAATCGGAAAAGAACTCAAGGCTAGTTGGGAGTTGTGGTGAAAATGACAATGGTTTGCGATAGATGCGGTGAAGCGTTTCTGCTTTCCAACGATGTAAAATACATGACACCGTTTGATGACGAACTTGACCAATTTGAAAGCAATTCTATTGTAAAGTGCCTTGCTGGAGATGATAAAGGGATTTACTCGATAAGAGATGAAATCGTTGTCCTTTGCCCCTCTTGCATGGCGAAGCTGAACGACTGGCTGAAAGGAGAACAGAAGTGAGCGATAAACGATTGATTGATGCAAATGCGCTTGGCGGATATATCTCCGACTGGCAAATGAGCTTGCCCGGAGACAACCGACCAGACTGGAATAACGCCGCTTATGACACGCTCGAAGATGTGCTGGAAGCCATCAAAAACGCCCCTATTATCGACCCGGAAACACTGCGGCCGGTGGCGCACTGGGAAGAGAGCGTTTGCTTCGACAATGCCTTTTGGGTGTGCTCGAACTGCAAGTTTCCTAGTGAAGCGATAGCTGCACCCCGTCTTTATCACTATTGCCCGAACTGTGGCGCAAAGATGGAGGAGTGACGATGTACGATTGCTCAAAATGTCCAGCACGTCAGAGCTGCATTGCGGCAGCGAAGCCGGGTTCCGCTTACTGCGTGATTAAGCTGATGCAAACCGGTGCGTCAAAGGCAGACATGGAATCTGCCACGCCACAGCAGCTCCCGGACTTCTGCCCCTACTGCGGGAAGCCGCTGCGCATCATCGGAAGCGAGCGATTTTGCAATAACCCACGCTGCCTAAACCGATACCAGCCGATGGGACGGTGACGGGTACTGGGAGATGGTCGGGCAGTTCAAAAACGAGGACATGACACCTGACGAGTTTGCGGATTACATCACAGCAAAGTCAGAACAGGTCGAAAAAGAGTTGAGGGAAAGGTGGAGCTAATGGACAAGGAACAGCTTGCAATCGCACGATTGCAGGACGCTGCAAGGCTGTCAGAGCATCGGTATAAGAAACCGTTGATGGTCACATACTCTGGCGGAAAGGATTCACAGGTGCTTGTGACACTGGCTGAACGTGCCGGAATCAACTTTGAGGTAGTTAACAGCCACACCACAGCAGATGCGCCGGAGACGGTCTATTTCATCCGTGAGCAGTTCAAGGCGATGGAAGAACGGGGAATCAAATGCTCCATCGTCATGCCACGCTACAAGGACAAACCTGTGTCCATGTGGACGCTGATTCCGCAAAAGCTGATGCCGCCCACACGACTTGTGCGGTACTGCTGTGCTGTTCTGAAAGAGAACACTGGAAAAAATCGATTCATTGCCACTGGCGTTCGTTGGGCTGAATCCACAAACAGAAAGAAAAACCGTGGAACGATGGAATTTAGCCATCATGACAAAGAAAAGCGCATCATCCTGATGGGAGATAACGATGAAAAGCGGCAGCTTTTTGAAACCTGCAACCTCAAGGGCAAAATGACCGTCAACCCTATTGTAGATTGGTCGGATGATGATGTATGGGACTACACGCACAGCGAACACTTGCCCATCAATCCGCTTTACTGCGAAGGACAGAAGCGTGTTGGCTGCATCGGCTGTCCTATGGCTGGTAGGGGAGGCAGACAGCGTCAGTTTATGCGCTGGCCTGCCTACGAGAAAATGTACATTTCTGCGTTTGAAAGAATGATTGATGTCAGAAAAGCAAAAGGTCTGCCGTGCGATTGGCAAACTGGAATGGACGTTTTTCGCTGGTGGATGGAAGATGACAACATCAGCGGTCAGTTGAGCATGGACGATTTGATGGAGGATAACAATGTTTGAATTTGCAACCCGCTGGCTGGTCTGCCTAGTCCTACTGGCGGTAGTGGTTCACTCTGAACGGACAATCAAGAACACGGCGAACAGCCTGTTTGAAGAGCGGCAGGCAATGCTCGTCTGGGCGTTCGTCAACGTGAGTCTGGTCGTTTGTACGGCTGTTGTGATGGAAGGGAGATAAGTATGGAAATTCGTGGAGAGCGTGACAAGAAGAGAGTTCGTTTTGATTCGCTAAAAGAAGGAGAGCCGTTTTACTACAACGGCGAACTTCTTATGAAGACAAGCGAGGTTACTGACAATTCCGGCTTTTACGGTGGCACTACATATAACTGTGTGTCGCTCCGTCACGGTAGGATTATGGAATGCCATGATGATACAATGGTCGGCATTGCAAAGGTTCATATCGAAAAGGAGTACTAATGGACAACGAACTTTACTGCCCGATGAAGTTAACCAGCAATCCGCTTGGTCGGTGCATCTGTGAGAAAGAAAAGTGCGCTTGGTGGCGGCAGTTGGACAACTGCTGTTCCGTCTGGTGGATTGCATGGAAGCTGGACAATATCGAAACGAAGATGAAGAGGTGAGAACGTGAAGCTGGTTGATGTTGATCCAATCATTGCGGCGTGGAAAACTGTTGGTGTTGACAAAAAGAATGAAGCGAAGCCGTTTTTGGATAGCAAAAACTTCATCGTATACGTACAAGGACAAATCAGAAGCAGCATTGGAGATATGTTTTTAGATTTAGCCAACGTATTGGAAAAATCTGAGCCCGCCAATATATGGTTTGATGCCAAGAAAGTTTTACCAGAAAAAGACAAAGAAGTTCTCGTAAAAAGAGAAAAGTTCGGAATTGAAATTGCATTTTTATCTTATGACGGATTATGGCAAGAGCGCGACGAGTACATTGTATTTGGAGATGTAACCCATTGGGCGTATCTTCCAGAACCGCCAAAGGAGGTCTGACACATGGCAACACCCCCGAAGCGTGGTCGTGGCAGACCGCCGCTGACCGAAGCTGAAAAGAAAAAGCGTGAGAAGCGGGCGCAAAAGGCAAAAGAAGAAGCTGCTGCGAAGCGTGAGAAAGAGCGTGAAAAGAAAAAACAACAGATGCTTAACAAGCGGAAATCTATCCGCTCACAGGTGAGTAAAAAGGTGAAAGAACAGCAAGAGTTGGCTATCGAGAAGCTGAAAATGATGAACACAGGGGATTTGCAGTCAAGAATCGGCAATGAAGAAGACAAGAAAGTTGTCGGCATGATTGCGGCAAAGTATTTTGGCGACCTTCCGCGCGTGGACATGAACAACCCCATTGAAGTGCAGCAACGCCTTGACTTCTTCTTTGATGCTTGCATCGAAGCCAGAATATCCCCAGTGGTGGAATGGATTGCACTTGTGCTAGGCATCGAATGGGTGAGCCTGAAGCAGATTATGACTGGCAAACGCCGTGATGACAGCTTGCAGCAGAAGTACATCCTGAAGCTGATTCTGCAAATGCAGTCCATGTGGGCATACAACGGTATGTACGGTCAGGAGAACCCGGCAGAATGGATTTTCCGAGCCAAGAACTACTTTGGTATGCGTGACAACGTGGAAGTCACCGTTGCACCGCCTGAACAGCCGTTGGGCGATGCCCAGAGCGCAGAACAGCTCGCCCAGAAGTACCAGATGGCTTTGCCGAAGGGGATTGACGTGGAGTTCAAAGAGGTAACGGAAAATGAAACAACGGTTGGTTGACTTCTCCGACCCGATTCTATCAGCGGCGCTGTTTATTTTGTTGAAAGACCGTACGACCGGCAAAAACATCATCTGGGCGACAGAGCCGCCGCCTGAACTGGGTGCGGGCTTTGCGGATGAAATCACGTTAGAACAAATCAAGAAATGCCCGCCAGTGCCACGAGTTCTCAAGCGTCTGGATGAGCAGAAGAAGAGAACCAAAGCAAAAGCAGAGGTTTTTACTCCTTCTTGGGTCTGCGAAAAGATGATAGACATGGGCGAAGAAAACGGTGCGATGCCCGATATGAAGAAGGAGCCTATCAAGTACATCCATTCGACAGTCCTTGAAATCACCTGCGGAGAAGCACCATTCCTTGTGAATCGATACGACACGGTAACAGGCAAAAAGATTCCAGTACCAAGGCGGAAAGGACTGTTTGACCGAAAACTGAAATGTGTAAACAACTGGTTTGATTGGAATGTTTGGACATGGCACGATGTTGCAGAGGACGCAGCGACGACTACATACGGCTATGAGTGGCAGGGCGATAGCCTGCTGCTTGCAAGAGCAAATATGCTCCTGACATGGCGAGAGAACTTTAAGTGGCTGTTCAACATAGAGCCTGACGCTGGGAAGGTTCGCAACATGGCTGCTATCATCTCATGGAACGTCTGGCAGATGGATGGGCTGAAAAAGACCGTGCCGGGGACGGACATTCCGTGCAAAATCAAAAACTGGAAAGCAGACAAAGAAATCCTGTTTAAGGACGTTGGGGAGGATGACTAACATGGGATTGTATAAAGTGCCTGTTGAATGGAAAGAACGTGGATATTTACTTGTTCACGCTTCTACTCAAAAAGAAGCAGCGAAAGTCGCAATGAACGGTCTCGACATATATCCTTTGCATAATCAGCCGATTGGTGGAAGCCTTAAACTTGCATTTCCAGAAGGCTCCGAAACTGAATATATTGCAAGGGTAGCGCCGGGTTTTGAGGAGGACGACTAATGCAGACTGACAGAGGAATCTACCACAAGCGAGTATGCGACCGCTGCGGAGCGGTTCTTGGCGGCAGAATGATGAACCCTGACGAATACTTCAAAGACTGGGCGTGGCGAAGGGACACAGGCGACCTGTGCCCGGAGTGCTATGAGGATTATAAGCGAGTGATCGGGCGGTTCAATGCCAACAGAAGGAGAAAGAGAGGGCAGAGATTATGAAAAAGTGCGCTCTTTATAGATGCAAACAGTGTTTTGCAACCATGGCGGACGAAAGCGATGTCAGAATCAATAAATACATTGTTGATTGGATGTTTGAAAACGAAACGGAAGATAGCAAAATTGGATTTATCGAAAAATTCAAAACAAGCGATAAAGTTCTCATTCATCGTTGCGCCAATAACACTATTGGTGTATGCGAGTTTATAGGATGGAAGGAGATAGAGGAATGAACTTCTACTGCACCACCGAGCATTGCTCTTGCATGGGCATCAAGCAGTTCTCCGCTGGCAAGGCTATCCGATGCACAACAGAATCCTGCAAGAACAAATCTGAACCGTCCTGTGGCTCTTGCAAATGGTACGCAGAGCCGGATGGCTTGTGCGTGAACGACCAATCAGAACACGTTGCAGACTTCGTGTGGGATGAACGTGGATGCAAAGAATGGGAGAAGAAAGAAAATGAGCTATGATATTTCACTGTGCGACCCTGTAACGCACAAACCTCTCAAAGCAGATAGTACGCATTTTATCGTTGGTGGTATGCGCGCTATGGGCGGAACAAAAGAACTGTGGCTCAACGTCACCTATAATTATGGTCACTTCTATTATCGACCGGAAGTGTTTGTGGATGGCGGCATCCGCTCCATCTACGGCAAAACAGGCGCAGAGAGCATCCCGATGCTTGAAAAGGCCATCTCCGCACTAGGTGACGATGTAGACGATAGCGACTACTGGAACGCCACAGAGGGCAACGCCAAACGCGCTTTGTATGGTTTGCTGGCGTTTGCAAAGATGCGGCCTGACGGCGTGTGGGACGGAGATTGAAGGGAGAAGAATGGATGCTTGATACAGCATTAAATGCGGTGATAATCATTATTTGCGGTATATCTGTAATTCTTTTAATCGTTCACGATGTACCAGCAAAGCAAACGTCTATTTGCGACAGATGCAAGAACCTGTATTATAAGCGTTCCCCGAGAGATAAAGAATATTACAGATATGTTTGCAAAGTGCCGTTCAAAAAGCCGTTCGACATTCCTCCCGAATATTGCGCAAATTTTGAAGAAAGGGAAAATAATGACTAACACGCTCTGGCATCCAGCAAGCGAACCGCCACGAGAGCGGGCGCAGCCTTTGTTGCTCGCGACTAAGACAACATGGCATGATAAAGATGGAAAAATGTTGCAAGGAATATCGCCGACAGCGTACTTTCTCGGCTGTTACGCAGACGGTCAGTTTTGGGACGAGATAGGCGAGAGACTGCCAAAAGACGTGACGGTAACGCATTGGATGGCGTTTCCGATGGTATAGGAGGGCACTATGAGCGAAAGCAAAGTTGTTTGGCATTCCGTTAAAAAAGAAGGACTTCCACCTAGCGATTGCGATGCGGTGCTTGTCTCTATGCAAACCCTTATTGGGGACAAGCCAGAAGTGTTTGAGGCGGTTTGGAATGGTCGATGCTGGACTGACACCTACGAAGGATACTACAATTTCGAGAAAAGCGAATTTGGCGAAAAGTACGCACAAGTGACGCACTGGGCGTATATGCCAGAGCCACCAAAGGAGGCCTGAGTATGACGAACAAAAAGTTTGGCATCATCATTATGGACTTGAGCCTTTTCGACTTCGGGCCGAAGCCGCCTTGTGGGTACATCAAGGCAAAACATATTCGCCCAGCGTACGGCAAAGGCGCAAGGCCTGTCAAGGCGCATAAGCGAATCACAAGAACAAGAGAGGGATTTAGAAAATGACAGAACTCAAGAGATGCCCGTTCTGCGGTGGGAAAGCCGTGTTTTCTATAAAGAAGGATTTTTCACGTAGCCTTCTGAAAGGATATGAATTCAACATCCGATGCGCCAAATGCGGTGCCACAAATCCCGATAGAGAGTATCAAATCGAGCTTAGAATGAACGATAGTGGAGAAATCGAAATCGTTAGTGATGGGCGCAAAAATGCTATCGAAGAATGGAACAAACGCTACAAAGAGGATTGAGCATGGACAAAAAACGAGACAGCTTTACATTCCAACGATACTACTTTGAAGCCATCTCCACACTCAAAAGTAAAGAGAAGTTGGAATTATACGATGCAATCTGTGCATATGTTTTTGAAGGAAAAGACACAACTTTGAACTCAAAAAAGGCAGAATCTTGTTTCATCTTGATTAAACATCTGCTCGATGAAGAGTGGAAAAGAAGCGATATTGCGTCAAAAGGATGGTCTACACGAAAGTCATCTCATCCTCATGTCATAAATGAGATGAAGGTCAGCTCATCTATGAGTTCAAAGTCAGATGACAATGAGCCCATTGTATCAACTGACAGTCAGATGAACGTCAAGACCTTGCCGGAGAGCGCAGTCAAGAAGAAACCTGACATCTTCTCCGACTTTGCTCATGGCGATAAAGCCTTGCTGGAATCCTTGCGAGAGTTCGCACAGATGCGTACAAGAATCAAAAAGCCTATGACAGACCGGGCAAAACAGATGCTCTGCAACAAGCTGGAAAAGTTTGATCGGCATGACTGGAAAGCCATCCTTGACCAGAGCATCTATGCCGGATGGCAGGACATTTACGCATTGAAACAGGATGACCAGTACGAGCAAAGTACGGAGATGGAGTTTCCTAAACTATGACAATGGACGTTCAAACGGTATTTATCGGTGCGCTGATGCTCTGCAAGCCGGGCGTTGTGGATGAAATCATACCAGACCTTGAACTTGACTTGTTCAGACCTGAGCTGAGAGACGCTTTTGCGGCTGTTCAGGGCTATTGGACGGCTAGGGGTAAGATAGATATAGTCGAGATAAACACGCAGCATCCAGACGTAGCGCAGACGCTCTTGGCGTGTGTACAAACCTGTGAATCAGAGTGTGTGCGAATTGACAGGGAGCAGATGCAGCGTTGGGCACAGCTTATCAGAGAACAAGCTGCACTCACTCGTGTGCAAGGTCTGGCATTTCAGATGACCAGCGAGCTTACCGAATATTCTGATCTATCAGACATTTACCAGCAGATGGGCGAAGCAATGAGCCTAAAAGCTGAGGAAGAAGATGCGTGGACATACGAGGATGTGCTGAACGACTATGTGCTTCACATGGACGAGAAGCCTGTGTATATCAAGACAGGCCTAGAGCGTCTGGATGAAGCACTACACATCTCACCGGGTGATTTCATCATCATCGGCGGCAGACCGTCTGCTGGCAAGACAGCCCTGTCCTTGCAAATAGCAGCAAGCATGGCAAAGCAGGACTACACCGTGTACTATTTCAGCTTGGAGACCAGCAAACGTAAGCTGGGCGCACGTCTGATGGCTAATCAAATATACTGCCCTTTGGACACGGTGAAAAATAAGGCGGTCAGCTTGAATGAGATTGACGGACAGGCAAAGAACATGAAAATGCCCTTATATATCCGCTCCGCTGCCGGGAAGAACGTGGCGTGGATGAAGGCGCAGGCTCTCCGTAAAAAGGCGCAGGTCATTTTCGTAGACTATCTTCAACTCATCCACGAAACAGGCGCAAAGGACAGATATGCCGCCATTACAGCTATATCCATTGCCTTACACGAGTTGGCACAGACCACAGGCATTGTCGTTGTGGCACTGGCACAGCTCAATCGAAACCCATCCAAGCCCGGAGCAACGCCTACCAACTCCGACTTGCGAGAGAGCGGACAGATTGAACAGGACGCAGATGCAATCATCCTTCTGTCCGGTGATAATCCCGACAAGTACCTGTTCCGGCTGAGCAAGAACAAGGAAGGCGAGATAGGCGACCTTCCCATTACGTTTAACAAGCAGATTCAACGGTTCCAAGAGTATACTTGGATGGACTGAAAGGAGAACGACTATGAAATATCGAAAGAAGCCAGTTGTTATCGAAGCATTCAAACTAAATGCACGAGGCCTTGTTGGAGAAGATTGGTTCTGGGATGCAGTAAGTAGCAATGATATTATCACGCATGACTTCGGAAAGTTTCACGATGACCCTGCGTGGTGCGAGATTAAAACGCTTGAAGGGACTATGATTGCAAGGACTGGCGATTATATCATTCGTGGCGTAAATGGCGAAATCTACCCGTGTAAACCTGACATTTTCGAGAAAACATACGAAGCGATTGAGCGATAGTAGCCTAGCATCGATTCTGCGCTCGTATCGTCACAGTAGAATAGGCAAGAAAAATAGATAACAGTGTCTAGGCAATAAAGTTTACCGTCTGAACCCCATAAATATTTTTCACTACACAAAATACAGGAGGAAAACAACTATGGCACTTACCAACATCGAACGTGAGACTATCATCAACTTCAACGCAGCGGAAGATACCGCAGAAATCTACACGGCTGACCCGGTTTACATTCGCAAGCTGGACAAGCTCTGTGAGCAGTTCCCCGATACATACAAGTTTATGGCGGAGCTGTCTGCCAAGCGATGCAAGGAATCCAAGACCTATTCGATGCCGAAACGTCTTGTGAAGTTCCGGTCGCCTGTCACTCGTGAGATCAGCGAAGAGCAGCGTGAAACACTGGCAGAGCGTCTGCGTAAGGCAAGAAAAGCCAAGAATATCTAATCTTAGCTTGTACGACTACAAAACTACTGTATCAGAAAGCATGGAATGGTGTCAGGTGGTAAAACTACCCTCTGCGACTATTCCGTGCTTTTTTCTCTTGTTATTTATCAGGGTGAAACGGCAAGGTCTGGATTTGAGTAGGAGCCGTCTCGATCGAGCGGAGTTTGAGCTGATATGGCTACGACTATCAGCGTGATGCGTTTGCATGCAAATGGATGCACATGATGCGTCCGCATCCAATTTCCCCCCCCCCTCTTTCCCCTACAACCCCTATTACCCCCTATAATCCCCCTAACTCCCCCCTCAAACAAATAAATTGTTTGAGGCCTCCACGCCAAAATGGTGCGACAACTGCGACAACCAGAAACGACAACCAGATGTTTCACAAAGGTTCTTTCCCCCTACAACCCTCTATCTCCAAAAGCTATACCGTTAGCCAGCAGAGCAAGCCGTTACCAGCATCTGCCGTTAGGCTCTTATTGGCTGAATATAGGCAGACCGTCCATCTGCCCTCTACGTTACGTCACCCTCTATCGTCCGGCGCACCGCGCCGACCGGGTGACCTCCAACGGCAACGGCATCTAGCCTGTAAAGGGCAGCAGTATCTAACCTGCCACCATCTACGACTATTTCACATGGAGAATTGACTTCATTTTGTAGTCAGTTTGATATGTACAAATGTTGCATTAACTATTCCTAGCAGAATGCTATGAATTGATTAAGATACCATAGTGCATTTCTGGGAATTAAATCGAGCAGAAACAGACCGAATTGGATGGTAAGACTATTTTGGCAGAATAATCCCTAGATAGTTACTAGGATATATAAGCGTGTATTATAATAAGTACTGTTGGTATACGAATTTGGTATGGCTAGACGAGAATAAAATTGACGGGTGTGTTGACACATATTGATTTTGAAGGTGGTCTGATGACTTAGCGACTATTGCATCTCTCTTCTCCTAAAAGGCGAACGACTATTTCACACAAAAAACACACGACTATTTGACGATGGCTCGCAAGAAAGCGTTGCGACTATTGCTCTGCGACTATCAGCAGACAGCTCGTTATTATACTATATATAGGACTTTCAAACGGTGGTCGTCTGACGACTTTACGACTATCCACGACTATTCGCCGGGAGAAGCTACGACTATTCCAGAAGCTGTTACGACTATTCCAGCCGGAACGCTACGACTATTGCTGACCTCTATTAGCTATCGGGCGAAAGCCCGAAAAGAGATGCGGCGGTAGCCGTCAATAGTTCCGCCCGCCCTCTCACCTGCTGCCAGGTCTGCCCTCTGCTCTTGCCCCTCCGCCTATCAATACAGGGCAGCAGACCGCCAAATCTCTAGCCGCCGGGCTGACCCTGCACCGGATGCAAGCCGGATGCACTGCCCCGCCGCCGCTGGCATGGTCTGCGATTTGCTACGCTCTTATATACCTTATTATAATAGGGCGGTTGCGCTGGCCTGTACAGCGCCCAGCGTGGTGCAGGTGCCTGATATCGGTGCGGGTGCTGCGCTTGATGGTATGCCCTCCAGCGTGACGCAAGCTGTGTATAGGCGGCTTGTGTATCTGCTGTATTGTTGTGCGCTGGAATAGGGCAAATCAACGGAAACGCCCATGCAAAGCCCTGTGAACGCTTTTTGCGTTTTGGCCGTATAAATTGCATGGACGGCAGAAAGACCGCTGTAAATGCTTGCGCGTGGCTGATACGTTGCGTGGCAAAAATAAAAGCCCTGCACCGTGTCGATGCAAGGCAAAAGAAAAGCCCCGCCAGCGTGGGCGGGGTCAAATCTGAAATTGTGTCAACGCTGATTGCGCCAAACGTTATAATCTGCTGCCGTCATGATGGTATAGCCGCCGCAGACCTTAACAACAACATCTGCGCCGGTTGCGGCCTTGCGGGCGTAGTAGCGGGAGCTGTACAGCCCTGTATTGATGTTATATCCTTTATTAGCGTTAGCCATTGTGTAACCCTCCATATTATATAAGTGCGCTTCCGGCGTCCTTACTTGGACGCCTTAAACAGTGCGCTGAAAAACCAGTAAAAAAACAGGACACAGGATAAAATCATAGCTTGCACCCCCTTTATACCACGCTAAAACGTTTGTAAACGGTCTTTTTGCTGCACTCAGCATAAATATCAGGGTGCGCGGCCTGTAAAAGCTTGCTATCAAGCCGGACGCTCTGAACGTCCTTGTAAATGGCCTTTGCGGTGCCTTGCGCCATTTCGGGCGCGCCTTGCATCATGGCGATAATGTCCGCCTTGATGCTTTCGTTCATCGCTTCAAGCTCTTCTAACAGCCGCTTGTTTTCGCGGTACTCGTTCACCTTTTCTTCAAACAACGTCATTTTTTATACCTCCATAAAAAGATGCAAGGCGGAATTTGCTTTTTTGTGTCGCTCAAAATCGGCCTGTGTACCGTGCCCAAAATTAAAAGCGCCTGTAATGCGTTCCGCGTTCCATATACTATAAGCACCGGCGTTAATAGCAGCTTTAACGTTGCCACGATACTCTGCAACAAGTTCCGGCCTGTAAATATCAATTGTCATTTTCTGCCCCCTCCTTATTAGCTGTTGAGAAACGCAATCACAACCAGCGCCCCGCTGACCATGCCGCCCACGTACCAGAGGGCGGCCCACTGGGAAAAGTCCAAAGTAATCATGCTGCAAGCCCTCCATTAGTCAAATTCTGGCATAGCCAAAATAATTTTTTTGCACCGCTCAACGCTCAAGCGGTACGGCTTGGAGCGGGTCAGGTTGTCCGCTACAATCTGAGTGTATACCATCAATGGCAGCTCAAAGAGCCCGGCGCATTTTGGATACAGGCGCACGGCCTGATTGCGGATTTCGGCGTTAATTTCGTCCGTTCTTGTCATGGCTTAAACCTCCGTGTTTTTGCCGTTGGGGTTAATCCAATCGTTCTTAATATCGTACCGCTTGCAGTAGCGATAAAGGTTAATCAGCTGCACAAAGTCGCCAGCGTTTATATATGCTTCATTGTCCGGCGCATCAAGGGAGCAAATAAGGGTCGTTCCGTTATCCTCCCGCTGCACAAGTTCCAACGTTTCGCCGTTGTTCACCTCAAAAACAAGCTTGTTCATTTTTATACCCTCCATTAAAACCAGTAAAGCAAGTACATATCTGTGCCCGGCTTGGTAATCTCTCGGATGCAAGGATACAAGCCGTAACTGTCAATTTGCAAGCCGTATTCTGCAAGCTCTTTGTTGAGCTTTACACGCCGTTTTGCAAGCTGAGCCTGTCGGGTTTTGAGCCACTCGGAATTATAATAGCGGCTGTCGTTGTCAAGCTCCCACGCTCTTGCATCTGCAAGCCCCCAACGTTGCACGCTGTCAAGGAGCTTTCTTGCTTTTTCGTATGCCTCAGTGGGCACGCGGTTAGCGGCTTTATCTGCGGCGGTTGTCAGTGTGTCAAGCGTGGCAAGGTCAAACGCGGCGCGGGCTCTGTTATACCATACACACGCGCGATGGCTGCGGCCTTCGTAATCTCCCGAAGCTGGGCGGGCGGTATAATCGATCTCTTTATTGTTCATCATGGTTTTGCCCTCCTGTT